GTTGCAGCCGGCGGCGATATTATTATGTCAGCAAGTCCTAACATACACTTAAATGGACCTGCTGCAACTGGTGCAGCACTTGCAGATTCTGCACAATCTATTGCAGATCTAATTACACACGATAACCTATTCACTAATACTGTTTCAGAATGGAATCCTACAAAATATCAACAAGGTGCTTTCAACAGTATTATGAAACGTATACCAATGCACGAACCTTGGGCATTGCACGAAAACCAAACACCTGATATCTTACAACCTGCTAACACAGATAGAGAAAGACCGAGCGAGGAATAAACAATGGCAAACATATACAACAAAAAAGCAGTTGCAGTAAACAAAGCGTCCGTTGGCGATCAAACTTCTTCAACTTTTACATATAAAGGTTTTAGCAGTCAAAACCCTAAACAAGGCTTTAAACTGTATGATATAGACTTAGTAAAACAGGATCTAATTAATCATTTTTATATTAAAAAAGGAGAAAAACTGCAAAATCCTGAATTTGGAACAATTATCTGGGATATGATTTTTGAACCATTTACTGAAGAAACTAAAAAATTAATAGCAGACGATGTCGAAACTATTGTAAATTACGATCCTAGAGTTGTAGTTGACAGCGTTTCTATCGATAGCACAGAGATGGGTATGAGAATTGAAGCAAGTGTTACATATCTACCTTTCAACGTAAGTGATAGAATGACATTTGATTTTGACAGAACAACGTCAACAATTAAGTAAGCAGTTAATGAATAACGCTAAATATTACTAAGGAATAGGACGCAATGAGCACTACAGCAAGACAAAACAATTTAATACTTAACGAGGACTGGACTCGTATCTATCAGACGTTTCGTAACGCTGATTTCAAGTCTTATGACTTTGAAAACTTGCGTAGAGTTATTATTACATACTTGCGTGAAAATTATCCAGAAGATTTTAACGATTACATTGAAAGTTCTGAGTATCTAGCACTGATTGATGCAGTAGCATTCTTAGGACAAAGCCTTTCATTTAGACTTGACCTTGCAAGTAGAGAAAACTTTATTGAATTAGCAGAGCGTAAAGAAAGTGTTTTACGTATTGGTAAGATGCTGTCATACAATGCAAAACGTAACACACCAGCAAAAGGCCTATTGAAGTTTGTAAACGTTGCAACTACAGAAGATATTACAGATAGCAACGGTCGCAACCTAGCACAACAAGTAGTTCGTTGGAATGATCCAACAAATACAAACTGGGCAGAACAATTTATTTTAGTTTTAAATGCTGCTATGAGTGATAACACAGAATTTGGCAGAAGTCAAGGCACTGCAAACATACAGAATATTCCTACAGAACAATATAGATTTAGATCTTTTTCAGCAGATGTTCCAATTTTTTCTTTTAGCAAATCTGTTGCAGGAAGGAATATGGCATTTGAATTGGTAAGCACATCATTTAAAGATGCAGAAGAAATTTACGAGGAATCACCAACACCAGGCAACCAACTAGGATTTGTTTATCGTCAAGATGGACAAGGTCCAGGCAGTGCAAACACAGGATTTTACTTACAGTTTAAACAGGGTTCTTTAGAACTAGCAGATTTTAATATAGATGTACCGACAACAAATGAAAAAGTTGCTGTTGAAAGTCAGAACATTAATAATGACGATGTTTGGTTGTATTCATTAGATGCAAATGGCGGCCAAGGATCTGAATGGTTAAAAGTTTCCAACCTTGTTGGAAACAATATTGCTTACAATAGTATCGTTGGCGGTAACAGAAATATCTATGCTGTTGATACAAAAGAGAATGATACAGTTGATTTAGTATTTGCAGATGGTGTATACGGAAATTTACCACAAGGTAATTTTAGAACTTACTATAGAGTGAGTAATGGATTAAGTTACACAATTAGTCCTAATGAACTGCGTGGAATTAATATTACAGTTCCATACTTAAACAAAGCAGGACAAAGACATAGTATAACAATTGGTTTAGCACTACAGCAGTCAGTAAGCACTGCTGCTCCTTCGGAGTCTATAGACAGCATCAGACAGAATGCTCCTGCACAATATTATACACAGAATAGAATGATTACAGGAGAAGATTATAATCTTGCTCCGTTGTCAACATCACAAAATATTTTAAAAGTAAAAAGTGTAAACAGAACATCAAGCGGCATCTCACGTAACATTGACATTATTGATGCAAGTGGAAAGTATGGTTCATTAAATGTATTTGGTGATGATGGATATATTTACAAACAGGAATCAGAAAAAACTTTAAGTTTCAAATTTACAAGCAGAACTGATATTATTAATTTTATTAAAAATAAAATTGAAAAAGTGTTTTCAGATACCGATGTGTATAATTTTTATATTACAAGATTTGAAAAAATTCTTTTCTCAGAAACTACTATTGAGTGGAACAGTGTTACAAACGATACTAACATTGGCACAGGTTACTTTATTAACAATATTGATTTAAGTTTACTTAAAGTAGGAACATACGCTACAAACAACTTGAAATATGTTTTGCCAGGTGCAAGTATCAAATTTACAGCACCAGAAGGTTTCCACTTTATGACAGGCCAAAATAATAAACTAATGGAGGGTGATGCAGATCATCCAGGCAGTTCGACTTACGTATGGGCTAAAGTACAAAATGTAATTGGTGACGGAACAAACGCAGGCAGAGGAGTGCTTTCGACAGGATTAGGACCAATAACATTTAGTGAAAACATTCCAACAGGTGCAATTGCAAATAGAATAGTTCCAAAGTTTGTCTCAGATATTAATGACGCTATTGAAACGCAAATGACTAATATTGCATTTGCTAATTTAAACTTTGGTTTAAGATATGATATTAACACAGCGCAGTGGAAAATTATTCAAGCAGAAAACTTAGATTTAACAAGTGCATTTAGTTTAGGTAAAGCAGGAGATATATCAAGTGAAAACTTAGATGCGTCTTGGATTATTGCATTTGTAAAAGATAACGATCAATATGTTGTAAGAGTAAGAAAACTTGATTATGTTTTTGGTAGCGTTGCACAAAACAGATTTTACTTTGATAAAAATGATAAAGCATACAACAATATTACAGGCAAACTTGAAAAAGATTCTGTAAAAGTTTTAGGCATTAATAATCAAAGTAGTGGTGTAGGATCGTTGTTGAACGATTATACATTTGAGGTGTCAGATACTATACAGTTTGATGACGGATATGAATCTAGTCAAGAAATTAAACTGTCATTTAGTGACAAAGACAGCGACGGAGTTGTTGACGATCCCCAATCATTTGAAAATATTGTTGGTACTGATTTAGATTTAAACTTTCTATTCTTTAAGGAAGAAGCAGATGCGTATGGAACAAGTATTTTTAATCTTGTAGATAATAGCAATAATACTATTGTTGTAGCACAAAGAGAATCACAAGTCAATATTAACGATTACGCAGACGGCCAGTTAATTTATTTTTACGATGATAATGAAGATAGAGTCAAAAGCGTAAACAAATCAACAAATACATTGAATCTCGAAACTACTTACAAAGCAGAAATAGGAAGACGTAATCTAAAGTTCCAATATACTCACGCTGCAAGTACAGACAGAAGAATTGATCCTAGTGTAACAAACATTGTTGATATCTTTATTTTAACAAGAGCATATGATACATCATTTAGAAATTTCCTTGCAGGAGTTGGACAACAGCCAGATGAACCTACGTCGGAAGATTTAAGAATTGCTTTTGGTAGCGGATTAAATCAGATAAAAGCAATAAGTGATGAAATAATTTATCATCCTGTAAAATATAAAGTATTATTTGGGCAAACTGCTGATCCAAAAGTACAAGCACAATTTAAAGTTGTTAAGAATCCTAATAGAACAATCAACGATAATAATTTAAAAGTTAGAATTGTAAATGCTATGAATACTTTCTTTAGTATTAATAACTGGGACTTCGGTGATAGATTTTATCTTAGTGAATTAACAGCATATGTTATCAATGTAGTTTCGCCAGACGTTACAAATTTTGTAATTCTACCAAGAGACCCAGCACAAGTATTTGGAAGTTTATTTGAAATACAAAGTAAACCAGATGAAATCTTTGTAAGCGGAGCGTCGGTTGATGACGTTAAAATAGTAACTAGCATTACTGCTGCAGAAATTAGAGCCAGCGCAGGTACAGTTGTAACTGATTCAGGCTCGAACACAACAACAAGTTCTACTAGCACTACTGTACAGGCTGCAAGGACTGCAAGTTCTTCAAGTGCTATAACCACTTCAACAACTCCACCAAGTAGTTCAAGTAGCTCAAGCTCAAGTAGCTCAAGCTCAAGTAGCTCTAGCGGGTCAAGTGGCTCAAGTGGATCTAGCGGCGGAGGCTCTAGTTATTAATGGCAGATAAAAAAGTTTACCCAGACAGTAAGATTCCTATTAGAAAAACATCAGAGTTCCTACCTGATATTTTTAAGACAGAAGCCAATGATAAATTTTTGGCAGGTGTCGTTGATCCTTTAATACAGCCTGGAGCAACAGATAAACTAGTTGGATATATTGGTCGTAGATATGGTAAAACATATAATTCTAAAGACATTTATTTAGATGATGACGATACCTTGCGCAGTAGGTATCAGTTAGAACCAGGTGTAACTATTGAAAAAGATCGTAAAATTGAAAACTTTCACGATTATATAGATTTAAAAAATATTTTAACATTTTTTGGAAACTATAATGGTCGTGATGATATTATCAACAAGCAAGAACATTACAGTTGGAATCCACCTATTGACTGGGATAAGTTTACAAACTATAGAGAATATTTTTGGGCACCGCAAGGACCGCCCTCGGTCTCTGTATTTGGACAAAGCAGTGCAGTTACATCTACATATAAAGTAACAACTAGTATAGGTAGCACTTGGATTTTTACACCAGACGGTGCAACTAACAATCCAAACATTGTTTTATATAGAGGACAAACATATAGGTTTGAAGTAAACAGTCCTACAGAAGGATTTGTTATTAGAACAAACTATGACACAGGTAGTTTAATTTATAATCCGCAAATTACTTACTTTGTAGGTGACTATGCAATATTCGATGATAAACTATGGCGTGCAAAAGTAGATGTGTCACCGGCAGACGGCAGTAGTATTTCTGTTGATTCACAAGACTGGGAATTGGTAGATGATAATGCTGTTTTAGATTCATTGACTTATGGCGGCGGCATTACAAATAATGGTGCAAAAAGAGGCGTTGTAACATTTAAGGTGCCTATGGACGCACCTGACATTTTATATTATCAAAGTGATGTTGATCCAAATAGGCTTGGACAATTTATTATAGGTAATATTGAAGACGCAACATTTATTGATCCTGAATTAGAAATTATTGGCAAAAAAGATTACACAAGTGCAAACGGTGTAACACTTACTAATGGCTTAGTAATTGAATTTAGAGGGCAAGTAGCACAAGAGAAATATGCAGAAGGTACTTGGTTAGTAGAAGGAGTAGGCAAAGAGATTTCACTTACTAAATTTACTGATTTGATTCCGCCAAGCGTTACATCTACTACACCTGAAATACTTTTTGATAATGAAGGTTTTGATAGCCAACCCTATGATGATGCTACACAGTTTCCTGGAAGTAAAGATTATATTACTATTAATAGAACAAGTAGAGATTTAAACCCTTGGAGTAGATATAATAGATGGTTCCATAGAAGTGTTTTAGAATATTCACATCAGCAACGAGGCGTAGAGTTTGAGGCTACAGAAGATACTAGAGCAAAGCGTCCTATTATTGAATTCCATCCTAATATTCAATTGTTTAATCACGGCGGTGTAAGTAAACAAACTGTTGACTATATTGATGACTACACTACAGACATTTTTTCTAAGATAGAAGGTAGTACAGGTTACAGTGTTGACGGAGAATTTTTATTCGAAGGTGCAAGAGTACTTGTTATTGCTGACACTGATAATTTAGCAAACAATAAAATTTATGAAGTAAGATTTATTACACACAACGGACGTAAGCAAATTAATCTACGTGAAGCAGCAGATGCAGATAGTGCTGAAAATGAATGTTTACTTGTAAGACGTGGTAATGTAAATGCAGGACTGATGTTCCATTACAACGGTTCTAAGTGGGTACCTAGTCAACCTAAAACAAATGTAAACCAATATCCGTTGTTTGATCTTTATGATGCAGATGGAAATAGTTTTGGTGATCAAAATGTTTATCCGGTTACTACATTTAGAGGAACACCTATTATAAGTTATGCTGTAGGTTCTGGAAGAACAGATACAGAGCTAGGATTTAAATTAAAGTACCTAAACATTAACAATGTTGGTGATATTACATTTGACTGGAACTTGGATAAAGATTCATTTCAATACACACAATTGCAGGATACAATTACAGTACCAGTTAATAAAGGTTATCTAAAAATTGAAGGTGCATATGATAACGGTTGGACAAAAACTAATGACAAATATTTACAACCTATTATTAACACAGTAAAAATTGTTGAAGATGGTATAAGCACAATTGACTGGACTAACACAATTGATTGGACCACAGTTACAGATAAATTAGAAATTTGTTTTTACAAAAACGGCTTAAAGTTTGATGAATCATTTACAAGAAATGTTTCTTTGTTTACATTTGAAAATGAATTTGCTGTAGGTGATGTTGTTACAATTAAAATTATTGATGATGTTGTGCCTGGTACAGGGTACTATGAATTTCCTGTAGGATTAGAAAAGAATCCACTTAATACACAAGTAAAAGAATTTACTCTTGGACAGGCAACCGACCACTTAGTTAGTTCGCTAGAATATAACAAAGACTTTACAGGAACAGTTCCGGGCGTTTCAAATCTAAGAGATTTATCAGGTTTTCAAAGTTACACAAAAAGATTTCTAAAGCACAGTGGTGTTGCAGCAGCGTCAGTTACACTACTTAATGATAGAAATTATAATTTAATTAAATCTATTCAATATGCTAAAAAGGCATACAGTGTTTTTAAAGATAATTTTATAAAGAAGGCATCTGAGATTGAGTTTGAAGATGTACCAGCAAACTTTGTTGATAATATTATTGAAGAACTTACAAGAACTAAAAGTGTAGCAAGTCCTTTTGCTGATACAGATGTAATGGGCTCAGGAGCATTTACAAGTATTGATTACGAAGTTGATGATGTAGGTATTACAACATTTGCATTAAGCACTGCGTTTGATATTAATGCACTTAATAGAAAAGCAGTATATGTTTATATTAATGATAGACAACTACTACTTAACAGTGAATACACAATTGATTCAACATTTGCATTTGTAAGAATTAGTAAGCAACTAGTACGTGGAGACAAAATACAAATTAGAGAATATGTTTCTACATCATTTAGTTATGTGCCACCTACACCTACTTCATTAGGTTTATACAAAAAGTATACACCAAAAAAGTTTATTGACGACACATATTTAGAACCAAGAGAAGTTATACAAGGACACGATGGTAGTATTACACAAGCCTACGGTGACTTCCGTGATGACTTAATACTAGAACTTGAATATAGAATTTACAATAATATTAAAAATAATTATGACGAAAATGTTTTTGATATTGATAGTGTAATCGGCAGTTACTATCATAGAACAGACTTTACTAAATCAAATGTCGACGACATTGTTAACCAAGAATTTTTAAAGTGGGTAGCAGATACTAATTTAGGTTACACACTTAATACATATTTTGATAGTGAAGAACCATTTACATATACATATAACCAAATGGCAAGTCCAGACGGTAAAGAATCTTTACCTGGTTGGTGGAGAGGAGTATACAAATACTACTATGACACAGACCGTCCTCACTCTCATCCTTGGGAATGTTTAGGTTTTACAGAAAAGCCAAGTTGGTTTGATACAGAATACGGTGAAGCACCATACACTAATGGTAATTTATTATTATGGGAAGATATCAGAGATGGTAAAATATGTCAAGGCGAGAGAGCAGGCACATATCCACGCTATGCAAGAACAAGCATTCTAAGCCATATTCCATCAGACGCAGATGGTAACTTAGTAGATCCATTAACAAGCGGACTTGCACAAAACTTTGTATTGTTTAACAATCAAGGTAGTTTTAAAATTGGTGATATAGGTCCTGTTGAATATGCTTGGCGTTCAAGTTCAGAGTTTCCTTTTGCAATAACAATTGCAATGTGTTTGTTGAAACCGTTTGAATTTATTATTAGTAATTTTGATAGAGCTCAAACAAAGCGTAATATTCTAAATCAAATTGTTGACAAGACAACAGAAACATTTATCACTCCGGCAGAACTAGAGTTACCAGTTGCTGGAGCAAAACAAACTAGCGGCTTGGCAAACTATATTACATCATATGTAAAAAGTAGAGGTTTAGAAGTAGCAGATGTACAAGAAGATATAACACATATTAATGTAAGACTGTCATCTAGACTAAGTGGATTTGTTGATCAAGAACAGCAAAAATATTCTGTAGATAGTAAAAATCCTAAGTCGTCTTCAAGTAATGCACTTATTCCAAATGAAAACTTTAACATTATATTTGATGTAAGTTCTCCTATTGCTACATTAACTTATAGCGGTATGATATTTGAAAAAACTTCTATGGGTTGGACAGTATCTGGTTATGACGATGTTAAACCTTACTTTGAATATTATGAAGCAGTAGCGAATCAAAAGGATCCTGTAATTAGTATTGGCGGATTGAGTGAAGCATTTAGTTTATGGGAACCTAACAAATTATTTGCTAATGGATCTATTGTTGAAAATAGAGGTACATATTTTAGAGCAAAAGAATCTCATACTTCGTCAGAATCATTTGATGAAATGTTTTGGACAAAATTACCTGCACTTCCTGTTGTAGGAGCAACGACAGCACAAAGACGTAGAAACTTTAACACAACTACAATTCGAAGATTATCATACGGTGAACAGTTTACTACCATACAACAGGTTGCAGATTTTATCATAGGTCATCAAGAATTCCTTAAAGCAAGTGGTTTTGTATTTGACAACTACGATGGTACAACACAGTCTGTTCAAGACTGGACAACTGCACTTAAAGAATTTATGTTTTGGACACAGCACAATTGGGCTGTAGGGTCATTACTTACAGTAAGTCCAGGCGCACAAAAACTTACAATTAATGTACCTGTTGGTGTTGCAGATAATCTACTTGATGGATTTTACGAATACAATGTGTTAGGTAGTAACGGTGTTCCGTTAGATACTAGCAACATAAATGTTAACAGACAGTTTCAAGAATTTATAATCACAACTACTGACACAGAAGATGGATTATACTATCTAAAAGTAAATCTTGTACTTAAAGAACACGTTACAGTTTTTGACGATAGAACTGTATTCAATGACGTAATTTTTGATAAGCCTAGTGGTTATAGACAAGAAAGAATTAGATCACAAGGTTTTAGGACAGTTGATTGGGATGGCGATTATACAAGTCCAGGCTTTATTTTTGATAATGTTAATATTGTTGCGTGGCAGCCATTTAGAAATTATAAACTAGGTGATATTGTTCAGTATAGATCATCTAATTACACCAGTTTGCGTACACATACTAGTGATCAAGAATTCAATGCTAGTAATTGGACAATATTAGATAGCGAACCTAAAAAACAATTAATTCCAAACTTTGATTATAGAATTAATCAAATAGAAGATTATTTTAATGTAGATAGCGAAGGACTTGGCAAAAGCCAAAGAGATCTTGCTAGACATACTGTAGGTTATCAAACTAGAGAATATTTAGAATCTATTGCAGAAGATCCAATTACACAGTTTCAATTGTATCAAGGCTTTATTAGAGAGAAAGGAAGTAAAAATCCTATTAGTAAAGTTTTTAACAAAGCCACTAATAGTGTAAACGGTGTACAGTTAGACGAGCAGTGGGCATTTAAAGTTGGAACACTAGGCGGTGATGCGCAATCTTATAATATTGAACTGTCACTAGACACAGATCAATTTAAAGTTAATCCGCAGCCTGTAGTAATTACACCTGAAAAAGGAGATTTCTTAGATAGGTATTACAGAGTAAATCAAAGCAACTTTGATTATGCTCCTATACCTTACACAGATAATATCAATCCTGTAACAGATAATGCAAAGCCTACACAAACAGCAGGCTATGTCAAGTTAGGACAAACAGAATATGTTATTAAACATTTTTCAGATATTAGTACTGAATTAGATGTTAACACAGTTAGTAACAATGAACACATATGGATAACATTTAGCGGACCTACTTGGACAGTAAAAAGAATTAATGTAGCATTTGAATTACCGATACTTTCAGTAGTTCAAGAAAATACAACAGTAACTATTGACTTCGGAAAACGTCATAACTTTGCTGTTGATGATTATATTGGTGTTAAGAACTTAGAAGACATTTCAGGGTTCTATCAGATTACAGCAATCACTAATAACACAGTTACATACGAACTTACAGAGAAAGCACCTAAAGCAGATTATAATACTAGCACAGCAGTATATCCTATATATTTCTCTGACGTAAGATATAATTCTTACAACGATATAAGTGAAGAAGAAATTGCTTTACTTCAAAACAAATCTAAATTATGGATTGACCATAATGGCGAATTGAAATGGGAAGTAGTAGAAAAGAATAAAATTTATACAGACAAAAAGATTACAAACTATGGTTTATCAGAACCAGTAAGAGTTGGTGAAAAAGTACTTTACAATCCTGCACTGAAACAAGTGTTTGCTAGTGCATCGGCTACGCCGCGTGTAATGGTGTATTTAGAAACAGCACAAGGTCTTTCTGTCAAACAAATTTTACAACCACCAGATGCATTTATTGATGGCAACATCAATTCATTTGGTTTAGAACTTGCTATTAGTCCTGACAGCAAATGGTTAGCAGTTGGCTCGCCTAAAGCAACAGGTATTAGTAGCAATTATAGAGGCGAATATAACCCTTACGTAAATTATGGTATAGGTCAAATTGTACTATTTTCAGGTAGGTTATGGAAATCAAAAGTTGATATTGCAGCAGACGGCAGCAGTATAAACATATACTCCGAAGATTGGGAACAAGTTAAATCAATAGAAGCAGTTGAGTTTGGTTCCAATGACGGAGAAACACAAATGGGTAGTGTTACATTATATGAATGGACACTGAATCAATGGAACTATAGAACAACATTGCTCAGCCCACGCTTAGATGCGTTTGAAGAATTTGGACACGCAATAGCAATTAGTAAAACTGCTACCGGTTATGGTATGGCAGTAAGTGCTCCAGGATCTTTACACGCTAAAGGTAGAGTATGGTTATACCATTATACTGAAGCAACAGGTTGGGAAACAATTCAAAACACGAACTATGTCGGTGAATATAATCCGGGCGAAATATTTTTTGAAGGTCAAATAGATAATGATATTTTAACTGTGAAAGATACAGGTGATAGTACACCTATCGCAGGCAAGTTAAAAAGTGGTGCCAGTGTTACTGGTACGGGAGTATTAGATGGAACATATATTCTGGAGCAGCTCGATTGGCCTGTTTCAGATGATGGAACTGTCCATACCGAAAAGGGTGGAGTCGGAACTTATAGAGTTTCAAAAAATCATACTACCCCTACTGAAAGTGTTAGAATGCAATCCAACTATTTTTATCCGTCGGGTTCAGTCGTTACTTACAATGGGAAGTTTTGGCAAGCGCAGTATGATACCTACGGGGATGGCAGTACAATTAGTATAGACTCTAATGAGTGGGCACAACTTGATGCAGTTGCCACTCAAGCATCGCTGCCACAATCCGTTGCATTAGAAGATGATGGTTCTAGTTTATTCACAGGGTTGCTTACCGACGGACAGGTTAATGAACTAGTAATGAATGGCACAAGGTTTGGCTCTTCATTGTCAATGAGCTATGATGGTAATGTATTAGTTGTCGGTGCACCAGATGCAGACAACCAGTTCTTCCCCAACTATAAAGGTGTGTGGAGACCAGACTATGAATACATTCAAGGAGATGTTGTAAAATATCAAAACGCATATCATAGATTATCTAACATTGGCCCGTCACAGGTACCGCAAGACAGTACAATTAGAAGTTATAACGAAGATCCAAGTAATGGTTATCCTTGGGTAGATGCAGGAGATAGTACACCAAGCATTACAGGCAAGATGTTTGTATACAGAAAAGATGCCAGTGGCAACTATAACTTGTTACAAACTGTCGCTGCTGATAACTTAGATAGTTTCAACGATTTAGATCAAGCACACCCAGACATAATGGCAGCAGGTGATAAGTTTGGTTATGCGGTTGCAGTAGATTACTCTGGAAACAACATTGTTGTAAGTAGTCCTCAAGCAGATATCAACTATCAAAATCAAGGTAGTGCATACATATTTGAATACAAAAATGATTCAAGTGTGTATGAATATCGTATTACACAGAAACTTGAAAGTTTTGAAAAGTTTCCAAATGAATTCTTTGGACAATCGATTTGCATTAGTCCTAACACAAGCGTAATTGCAATTGGTGCAAACAATAGCCCGTATGTGCAAACAACTATTTTTGATAATTCTCAAACGTCATTTGATGAAGGACGTTCAACATTTAAAAACTTTGAAGGATTTACAGGTAGTGTTTATGTATTTGAGAAGAAAGAACATACATATTATCTAACTGAAAAACTAGATGCTGATTTATCACTAAATGAATCCTTTGGTACTTCAGTAAGTTGTGAGAAAGATGTTGTTGTAGTAGGATCACCTGATTACATTGAACCTATTACAGAAGATAATAACATTGTTTTCACTGGTACTAAAGTTGGAATGGTAAGACTATTCAAAAAACCAGATGGTGTAAGTCCACTTACAGTAATTGCAGAACAACCGCAACACACTGACTTAGAACAAATTAAGCGTATAGCACTTTATGAAAAACAAGATGATGTTAAAATACAGGATTTAGAATTTTTTGATCCTGCAAAACTAAAAATTGTTAACCGTGCTGAAAGAGAAATTACATACAAAGTTCCATTTGATCCAGCAGTGTACACAATAGGCAATGAAAATGTAACTGTTGACCAAGAAATTTCTTGGAACAATGGTAAGAACATTGGCAAACTATGGTGGAACATTGCAAATGCTAAGTGGATTGATTATGAGCAAGGTGATATTGCATATAGAACAAGTAATTGGGGCGCACAAGCAGTAGGAAGTACTATTGACATTTACGAATGGGTAGAATCTAAACTACTTCCAAGCGAATGGGCAGTACTTGCAGACACAGCAGAAGGACTAAACTTAGATATAAGTGGTCAACCACTTTATCCAGACGATACAGTAATGGCAGTCAAAACTGTTCTTAATACAAATACAGGCCTTCCAACAGAATCACGTTACGGTTATTGGGTAAGAAACAAAACAACTGCGCCTAAAAATGTACTTGGTAGATCAATTAGTGCTTCTACAGTGTCTAGTTTAATAAGCACACCTGGAGCAGTTGGAAATACACTACTTGCACTTGTTGATAAGAATAAATTTTTGTTTTACAACTATACTAACCTTGTAAATTCAGATCAAACTATTCTTAATATTGAATATTATACAGATAAAGATAGTAAAAATGCTGTACACAACGAATATCAACTGTTAACTGAAGGTGTTGAAGACAGTATACCTACAGAAAAACTAGAAACAAAATGGTTAGACAGTTTAGTAGGTTATGACAAAGTTGGAAATAGAGTTCCTGACACATCATTACCTGACAAGCAGAAGTATGGTATTAGTTTCCGCCCAAGACAAAGTATGTTTGTTAACAATAGAAAAATTTTACAAATTTTAATTAAAAATATTAATAGCATTCTGAAAGAACAGGCTTTCGCAGATACTATTAGTTACAATAATCTTAATAGTGTTGATCCTGCACCTAGTGATTTGCTAAAATTATATGATACTAAAGTTGCATTTTACAGCGATCTAGAAACTGTAGGTACTATCAGAGTTAAGAAAGCGCAACTATCTGTTAATATTATTGATAGTGAAATTAATAGTATCACAATTACTGATCCAGGCTACGGATATAAGGTTGCACCTAATGTAGAATTTGAAGGTGATGGTACAGGTGCAATTGCAACTACCACAATTGATACACAAGGTAGAATTAGCAGTGTTACAGTTGTAGCAAGTGGTAAAAAATACAGTTACGCAATTGCAAAAGTCAGAAACTTCAGTGTGCTTGTTGAAAACGACAGCACAGCAAACAATTACTGGAGTGTATATGCTTGGGACGATGTAAGACAGATATTCTTTAGAAGTAGATCACAAGCATTTGATACTACAAGATACTGGTCAAAAGTTGATTGGTGGAAAACAGGATACGGCGAAACTTCTAGAGTAGTAAAAGAAATACTAAGTGTGTATCAAGAACCAACAGTAGACCTTCAGCAAGGCGACTTGTTAAGAATAAGTGAATATGGTGCCGGCGGTTGGGCTGTGTTTGAAAGACAAGAAGGTGAACCTAATGGTATACTGCTTTCAAACTATGTTTTAGTTGGTAGAGAAAGAGGAACTATTGAACTTTTAGACACACTATGGAATACAAGAACAAGTGGTATTGGCTTTGATATTGTTGATAGTTTTGATGCAGGATTATATGACAAAGAAGTTGCAATTGAATTAAGAAATATTCTTACAGCAATTAAAGAAGAAGTATTTGTAGGAGATTATGCAGCAGAATGGAACAAACTATTCTTTACAAGCATAAGATATGTATTCAACGAACAGACTTATGTTGACTGGGCATTCAAAACAAGTTTTATAAATGCTGTACACAATGTTGGCGCATTTAAAACAACACCTACATATAAAAATGACAGTCTAACTGCTTACTTAGATTATATTAATGAAATTAAACCTTACAGAACAACAGTAAAAGAGTTTGTAAGTAAGTATAATCAATTAGAAACAAGTTACACTTCAACTACAGACTTTGATTTGCCTCCGGTATACAGCATTAAAGAAGGTAAAATTATTAATGTTGACGAAAACAATGAACTTATAAACACATATCCTTACACACAGTGGCGTGATAACAAAGGATTTGGTATTACTGATATACAAGTTAGTAATCCTGGTGCAGGTTACACTGGCATTCCAAGTGTTCTTATTGATGGAAATGGTTCAGGTGCAAAAGCAACAGCATATGTTTCTAATGGCAAAGTAAGTGGTATTGTTGTTAACGAACAAGGCAGTGGTTATACACTTACACCAACAATTACTATTGTAGGTGGTAATGGTAGCAATAACAATGATGCAAAAGCAGTTGCTATTTTAGGTAACGGCAAAGTAAGAACAAACAATGTTACAGTGAAATTTGACAGATTGTCTAAAGATGGCAAGTTTTCAAACTTTGATTTTGTGCAAACATTTACAGCATCAGGTGCAAGTTCAGTGTTTGAACTATTATATCCTGCAACTGTAAACAAAAACAATATTGACATACTAAAAGACGGACAAGTTGTACTAGATAACGAATACGCTGTTACACTTTACAGACAGAAAATTGATTTAGAAAATGTACTACGTTGCAGAATTACATTTAAAGAGAATCCTGTACAAGGAAGTATTATAAAAATTACATATGCTAAGAACGATGAGATCTTAGATAGTGTTAACAGAATAGAAAAATATTATAATCCAGGTGTAGGTATGGCAGGTAAAGAACTACATCAGTTAATGACTGGTATAGACTTTGGCGGAGTGCTTGTACAAGGTACAACATTTGATGTTACAGGTGGTTGGGACGCACTTCCTTGGTTTACAGACAGTTGGGACAGTGTTGAAGCAGCAGCAGATCATTATGTTGTGTGTGATGGCAGTACAAACTTTGTAACTTTACCGTATGCACCAATTGAAGGACAGCAAATAAACATTTATTTGAAACGTGCAGGTATCGAACGCCTACCAACTATTGATAATTTACAATATTCAGGAGCAGTTGCTGAACCACCAACACATAGAATAGACGATCCTAACTATGATGATAACTGGGATAGCAGTGTTGCAACTAATCCACACGCTCAAATGCCAACATTTATTGGAGACGGCAGTACTAAAACTATTGAGATAGGGGATTATGTACAAACTAATGACGGTGATATATTAATTTTCCGTCCTTCAAGTTCAGATGGTTCTGTAACTATTAATGATCCAAATCTGGTTGACACAAACCTATCGGGCGGAACGCTGTCCGCTGTTAGCGGCGCTTACGCTACCGCTGCCGGCACAGCCGCAGAAGAAATTAATATTGACGGAAGCGCATTTACTACACCTGACAATGTACCTGCACCAGAAGAGAATATTCCAGGACAAGTACTAGACAGTCTAAGTATTAAAGTGTTCCAAGAAACAGGAAGTGGAGCAGCAACACTAAGCAGTAAGATTAGTATTAGTGACGGTAGCACACTTGTTTATGACATAGGACAAAATGTTTTAGAAAGAAACAGTGTAATTGTTTATGTAGATGGTGTAAAACAAAACTTAGGTGACTATGCAATCAACATAAATGAAAATACACTTGAATTTACATCACCTCCTGCTATTGATTTACCAATTGAAATTTTATCATTCGGTATTGGCGGTGTAGAAATATTAGATTACCAACAGTTTATTGCTGATGGTGAAACAGGATTGTTCTTGACACAAGCAGACTTTAATAGAACAGCAAACATTTATGTAACAGTAAATGGTGTGCAGTATGATGCAGGATTTATTGAAAGTACAGGTGTTGTAGATACCACAGATAAAACATTGGTACAGTTTGGTACAGTGCCAAACAAAAATGATGTGATCAAGATTATTGCACTAGGTGCATCAACAGATTTAGATAGCACTTTATCTAGTGTTGTAAGAGTTAACCAACAAGAAATTATACACGATGGCAGCACAAGAAGTTATGACCTTGATAATTTTGTTCAGTTGAATAGAGAAAGTGCAGCGTCAAGTACTATTGTTGAATTAAACAATAAAAAACTGCGTGGCGTAGACACAGTTTACTTTGTATACGATGGAGTGAATAACAAATTTACAGTTGGTGATGATCCATTAGAATCTGCAGGTTCTGTACTACCTCAAAACGTTAAAGTTTACATTAATGGCGTACAGTCAACTTACATTGATGATTGGGTATACAGTTCAACACAAAAAGAACTTACATATGTTTCTGCACTTAATGTAGGGGACACAATTAAAATTGAAAATGATCTAAGAGCAGAATATTTCTTAGATAACAATAATATTAGAATAAAAGATAGTGTATCATTGACACCGGGTGATTCAATTATTGTAACTTGGTTTGGTGAATATCCTTCAATGTCTATGGTAAGTGATGATTATACTGGTGGCAAAGTTAAATTTAGATTGCCATTCAAACCTGTTAACATAAGTTATGTTTGGGTATACCTAAACGGAACTAGATTGAAGCGTGATATAGATTATACTATTGATATTGACAGACAAAGTTTGTATTTGAAGAATGATACAACAGATGCTGATATTGTATCTATTGTTGCATTTGGTAATAGAACTTACAAGTTACCAAGCGCATACGAAATTAATAAAGATATGCTTAATATCACAAGGTACACAAGATATGCTGCCGATGCAGAAGTAATTCTTACAAAAGACTTATTATATTATGATAAGACTATAACAGTTACTGATGCTTCAGCATTATCAGATCCTATTGTAAGTAAAAATATTCCAGGTGTTGTTATCATTAACAATGAAAGAATTGAATATATGGTTAAAGATGGCAATGTGCTGAAACAATTACGTAGAGGTGCTTACGGAACAGGTATTGCAGACGTACACAACAAAGATTCACTTGTAATTGATGCTGGTACAAACAATACTATTTCATATGCAGACGAACAAGTAAGATATGACTTTGTCAGTGATGGCAGTTCAAACTTAATTGGTCCTCTAGACTTTACTCCTGCTAAAGAAATAGATGCTAATTGGTTTGCAGGTACTATTCCAACAGAATTTGGTAGATGTGATAGTTTAGAAGTGTTTGCCGGAGGCACACGTTTACGTAAAACTAGCCTAAAAATATACGACGAATCGTTAGGTTCTTACAGTCCACAAGCAGATAAGACTCTTGAAGCGGAGTTTGCTGTTGACGGATCAACTAAGTACATACGAATAACAAATCCTGTACCAGCAGGAACAAGGATAAGCATTATAAAAAGGATTGGTAATACTTGGTACGATAGAGGTGCTACAACCGCTACTACAGGCGTTACATTGCTTGAAAATACTACACCAATTAGTACTTTCATAGCAGAGAAGAGTACGAGATTACCTGAATAAATACACTATGAAACACGAAGAGACTGATATGCCAAAACAAACGGAAAATACAAAAGATCCTAAAAACCCTAATGAAGTAGGTGGGTTTAACTTCGAAGGTCACATTAAGATTTTTGATCCAGAAACTGGCGAAGTTTTTGAAGATAAAAGGAATGCGATCCATTACGAAAATATGAGTATTGCAATGGTTAATGCTTTATCTAACCAAGGGCAAGGTACTATTTATGAAATGGCTTTCGGTAGTGGTGGTACAACAGTTGATCCAACAGGATTGATTACATACCTTACACCAAATACAGTTGGCACAAACTCAAGTCTTTATAATCAAACATTTGTGAAAATTGTTGATCAAAATGCGATTGCAAACAGCGATCCAGTTAGAAACAAGATGGAAGTTAGACACATTAGTGGTGCTACTTACAGTGATATTATTGTAAGTTGTTTACTTGACTATGGCGAACCAGATGAGCAAGAAGCATTTGATAACAGCGTAGATATGGACGGCGACTTTGTATTTGACGAGTTAGGTTTAAAATGGTATAATCCAAATGGAACAGGCAAGTTACTTACACACGTTGTTTTCCACCCTATTCAAAAGTCATTAAACAGACTCTTACAAATTGATTACACAATTAGAGTACAGAGTTTAACAGGCTTTACGGAGGTGTAACGGATGCCATATATTGTAAATTTTACAGATAGCGAAAACAAAACACCTATCACGGTATTCGATAACACTTCAAGCCAAGATACAAGTTTAACTTTTCCAGGACGTAACGTAACAGGTTACGGACAAATTATTGCAGAAAACTTTCTTAACTTATTAGAAAATTTTGCAAGTGCTAATCAACCTGTTAATCCAACTGAAGGACAACTTTGGTATGATACTACAAATGGTGTGTTACAGTTATGGGATAATACAAACTGGAAAGCAGCGTCAAACATTCAAAAGTCACCAGTTGCACCTAGTGTAGAGACAAGTAAAGTTGGTGAACTTTGGGTTGACACAACTAATCAGCAGTTAAGAATTTATACAGGCACAAGATGGTTGCTTGTAGGACCACAAGAAAGTTCCATTGACGGTTTAAGATATGGACCAGCAGTTGAAACTATTGCTGACAGTACAAACGCAGATAGAAGTATATTGATATTATACTTAGGCGACATACCGGTCGTTATTGTATCTAAAGATTCATTTACACCTAAAATTGCTATTGCAGGTTTTGATAATATTAAAGCAGGTATTAATATTAGTACTCCTGCTAACGATCAAGAAGCAAGTGAATTTGCAAGTATCTTTTTAGGCGGCAACCTTCCTCGACTAGTTGGTACAGCAGCAAACGCTGATGCACTTAACATTGGTGGAGTAGAAATTGCAGCAGGTAAATTTTTAAGATCAGATCAAGTTAACACAACAGACTTTGGTATCAATGTTAGAAACAATAGTGGTTTAACAATTGGTATTGACGGCAACTTTAATATTAATACTTCAGCAACTGCTGCTAAAATTTATAATAGTGCGTCAGGTAGTTCGGTAGATATTCAAACAAACAGAAATGGTGTACCAACAACAATTTTACGTGTAGCAGATAACAAAGTTGGTATTAACGTTGCTTCACCAGATCAAGAATTAGATGTTGATGGTAATGCACAAATTACAGGTACAATTAGTGTTACAAACGATCAAGAAACAATTAACTTAGAAACAGGTTCAATTGTAACAGCAGGTGGTATTGCAGTAGGTAAAAACTTATTAGTTGGAAATGCATTACAAGTTTCAGGCAATACATTTACAAACAATATTGAACCAGCAGTTACAGATACGCATTTGTTAGGTAGTTTAACAAAACGTTGGAGTAATGTTTACGCTAAAAAAATTATTGCAGACGAAATTGAAGGAACTATTAACGGTAATATTACAGGTAATGCTAACACAGCAACTAACCTTAAAAACGTAACAAGTTTTCAACTTGCAGGAGACGTAATTTCAGATACATTACAGTTTGATGGACAAGTTGGTGCAACAAATAAAATTTTTACAACTGAACTTACATCAAATATTATTCAAGGTAAAGATGAACCTACACCTAACGTTTCAGAAATACGTGATGAGATATTAGTTTATAGAGCAGTATCAGAAACAGGTTCAAGTACAGGTCTTTTAAGACAAAGCAGAAACACATTTATAGGTGACTTAGGTGTTCCAGTTGGAGCAATTATGCCTTTTGCAGGAAACAATGTACCATACGGTTATTTGTTATGTGATGGCGGTGAAGTTGAAAGAGCTAAGTTTCCTGACTTGTTTGATATTATTGGAACAAGATATAACGGAACAGCAGGACTAAATGGTGCAGGAACATATAGAGTGCCTGATTTAAGAGGACGTTTTGCACTAGGTAAACACAATATGGACAACAATATTGATGTTCCTAATGGTACTGGCGGATTTGTTGATAATGGCGGCGGTGAACCTACTCCAGCAAGAGTTGAAGGTACAGCAGCACAAACATTAGGTAGCACTAGTGGACAAAGTACAGTTACACTAGATAAAAACAATTTACCAGAACACGAACATACATTTGTTGTAAACAGTATTCAGTATGCTTCAGTTGCAGTTGGCGGAGCAGCAGTTGGAGATGCAGATTTTGGATTAGGACCAACTACATCTAACGGTGCAGTTTATCAACCAAACACAGGCGGCATTGATGTTGACGGTACGGTTGCATTTAGTCAACCAATTGGTGTAATGAATCCGTTCTTAACAGTAAATTATATTATTAGATCGGGACCACCGAAATTTACAACAACTTAAGGTAGAGAGACTAGATGGCATATCAAATTAATAAAACAGACGGATCGATTGTAGCAACTGTTGCCGATGGTCAGATTGACACTATATCAACTGATATAACTCTTATTGGTAAAAACTATAGTGGGTTTGGTGAATCACTTAACGAAAACTTTATTAAATTACTTGAGAACTTCTCAAGTATTACACAACCAACACAGCCTGTAAGAGGACAGATTTGGTATGATGCATCAGAAGCAAAATTAAAAGTTTATTCAGGAACAGCATTTGTTCCTGTAAGTTCAGCAACTATTGCAGGTATACAACCTGAAACACTCGGTGTTGGCGACTTGTGGTTTAATGACAGTGACAAGCAGTTATATTTTTATGACGGCACTGACACTATTTTATTAGGACCAGATTATTCAGATAGTCAAGGTGTATCCGGCATACGTGTTACAAGCATACTTGATACATTAAACCAAACTCGTGTTATTACAAGTTTGTATAATAACGGTGTGCTATTAGGAATATTTTCAAAAGATACATTTACACCTAAAAATAATATTGAAGGTTATGAAGGAAGTATCATTCCAGGCTTTAATGCAGGAACACTTGCAGGTATTAAATTTGACGTTACAACAACAAACTCAGAAAAACTAAACAACGTTGATGCTAGTTTGTATGTTAGAACAGATACAGCAAACAGTTTACAGAATGCTTTACAAATTGAAAGTGATTTAGGTTTACAGTTTGGTGCTGGTGGACAAGGTGTTATCCAGGTTAGTAATGGTAATGTTCGTATGTCAAACCAGGCTACTGGTAAACAAATTATATTTGACGTTAGATCAGATGCTACTACACAGGAAGAAGCAATATCAATTAATCCAGCAACTAGAACAATCAAGTTGTACGAAAATCAACCTACAAGTACAGTAGAAATTGATGGTAGCGCAGCAATTGGTGGCGACCTAACTATTAAAGGTAGACTTACAATTAATGATGGTGACATTGCTGTAATTAGAGAAACAGAATTAGAAATTGAAGACAAATATATTGTACTAGCACAAACAGGTGATAGTTCAAGTAACACAGATGCTATTGCAGACGGTGGCGGTATTGTTCTTAAAGGAACAACAGATCACGTGTTGATGTGGTCAGACTTAGGACTAGGTGGTACAGCAGAGTATCCTGCACTTGCTGCTCAGTCGTGGACAAGTTCAGAAAACTTTAACCTTGCAACAGGCAAGGTGTTTATGATTGACGGTATTCCTGTATTATCAGGAAATAGTTTAGGTGCTGGTATTACAAGTATTCCAGGTGTTACAGCCTTTGGTACACAAAATGTTATCAATGTTGGACCTGGTGTGCCTCCAACAGCACAATTGAAAATTGAAAACACAAGAATTAGTACACTATCAGGTGCACTAGATCTTGAATTGGAACCACATACTGGAGGAAATGTTGCACTAGTTGGCGCTCCTAAAATTACTGGATTAAGTGATCCTACAATTGCACAGGATGCCTCTACAAAAGAATATGTAGATAATACTGTTGAAACAAGAACAATTCATTTTAGTATGGACTTGTCAGATGGTAAACCAAATAGTTATATTGCAACAAATGTTCTTGCAAACTTAGCACCGCCAAGTGAATATAGAGATGGTACTAATGCAAGAATTCTTTGTACGTTGTTGAGTAACTCAACAACAAGTTTAGATATTAATCCGTTGGTAAACCAATCAACAGCAACATTTAATACTCCGTCAGGTACAGCAGATGCAGTTACTAACGTTTCTGTATCCGCAGCAACAGTTGATGCTCCAAGTGTAACAACTACAAGAATTATTAAAGTTTTCCAATTACTTGCGGGTGTTTGGACACACGTATCAGATACGGTATTACCATAAGGAGATTAGGAGCGATAGATGGCATATACAATTAATAAAAGTGATGGAACAGAGTTAGCAGTATTACAAGACGCAACTGTAGATACTTCAACAAGTATTACTCTTGTTGGTAAAAATTATATCGGTTACGGTGAAATACAAAATGAAAACTTTTTATTCCTATTAGAAAACTTTGCAAACAATGCCGCACCTAGAACTCCTATCAAAGGACAAATTTGGTTTGATACAACAACTAATCAAGCAAAAATTTATGACGGTACTAGATGGGTAGAAGCAGGCACTGCTGCTGTATCAGATGATGCTCCACTTAATTCACCACTAGGTGCATTATGGTTTAAGACTCCATATAAAACATTACACGTATGGACAGGAACTGAATGGCAGTTAATTGGTCCGCAAGTTGCAGAAGGCTTTGGAAGAACTGAAGCAGTTTCAGATTCAGTATTTGCAACTAATGACGTTGAATATCCTATTATAAAAGTTTTTGTAAATGATTTAATTATTGGAATTATTGCAAGTAACACATTTACTATTAGATCCGATAATCCTATTGTTGGATTTACTAATATTAGAGCAGGATATAATATAAACAGCAATAATAATTTTGCAGGCGATTTAATTGGTAATGCAACAACAGCAGATAGATTATCAAATATTAGATTAATTAATGGTACAGGGTTTGATGGTAGTTCAGATATTACTATTACGTCAACAACTACTAATGCTCTAGTATCAGGACCTTATATTGTAGGAAGTAACTTTGACGGTAGCAATCCTACAACCTGGACAGTTGACGCAACATCATCTAATACTATAGGTAAAATTGTTGTTAGAGATAGTGGCGGAGATTTTGCTGCTGGAACAATTACAGCAAACTTAGTTGGTGATGTAACAGGAAATGTAACAGCAGTATCAGGTACTAGTGCATTTGACACAGTAACAGCAAATCAATTTATTGGTGCGCAACTTACTGGTAATTCATCTACAACAACAAGATTAGTAACACCACGTGATATAAATGGTGTTGCATTTGATGGTACAGCAGACATTACAGTGCCAGCAGATGCATTTACACTTACAGGCACTGCAATTGCAAATAGTGTTGTAAGTAGTAATTTAGAAACAGTAGGAACACTAGTTGATTTAGATGTTGCAAGTAAAATTGAAATTAATAATAAAATTGCAATTAATGCAACTACAGATCCTATTATTACAGCAACAGCAGAACTTACTTTACAAGTTCAAGATCCAGGCGATAATTTTAGTTTAAAACTTATTAGTAACGATACAGCAGTTACAGACGGTATGGGTCCTTTAGGTGGACTTGTTCCTATTACTGACTTAGACGGTGACTTAGGTAAGTCTACTAGACGTTTCAAAAATGCTTATGCAGAAACATTTACAGGAAATTTAACAGGTACAGCAACTAATGCTACTGCATCTGTAACAGCAGACAACATTGCAGGTGGCACAGCAGGCGGTATTGTTTATCAAAGTGGTGCAGGCACAACTGTGGTTACAGCAGCAGGTGTACCTGGCCAAACAATTATTTCAAACGGAACAGGTGCTCCTTATTGGGGTTCACCAAGTTTCCAACCATTAACATTTGGTAACTACTTAGACGGCAATGGCAGAACAGAATATCCAGGTGCATATGCTGTTACACTTGATGTTGATGCAGACACTGCAAACACAGCAAACAAAGTTGTTGCAAGAGACGCTAGTGGTAATTTTAGTGCAGGAACAATTACTGCTTCATTAAATGGTAATGCAAGTACAGCATCAACTGCTGCGGCATTATCAGGCAGCAGAACAATTAATGGCACAGTGTTTGACAACACAGGTAATATTACTATTACAGCAGAAGATCCTAATTCAGTTGATAGAGCAGGTGACACAATGTCAGGCTTTTTATCACTACACGCTGACCCTACAGCAAACTTACACGCTGCAACAAAACGTTATGTTGACAATGTAGCACAAAGTTATACATTTGTTTACAAAGACCAACAGACAGTAGGAAGTTATACAAATCAAGTAGGCAGTTTTAACAACAGTCACAACTTCTTTGATGTTTATCCGCCTAGCGGAAAGACAATGAGTAACCTTACAGCATTTATTGCAAGTATTGGTAAGATTCATTATGCAGGAGGAGTTGACGGAAATGACAGCATACGCTGTGAATGGGATATTAGATCAGATAGAATCCGTGTTTGGGTACAAGGTACTGAGCAACGTGCTAAACCTAAAGGCAACTATTTGGCAGTTTGGAGTTAATTATGGCAGGATATGTATGTATAGAAAATAATAACGTAACAGCGTTACTAGATTACGAGCCAAATGCTCCTACAACAGTACGTGTTGTTACAATTACAGACGCACAATACGACCAACTACGTGCAGGAACACACGTTTTTAATACTAGTAATGACAGTATTACTCCTGTATCTGCAGAAGCACAAGCAGAAGAAGCACAAGCAGAAGCAAATGGTTTAGAGCGTGAATTTTTAAATAACACTGATTGGAAGGTATTAAGACACATTAGAGAGCAGCATTTAGGACTGACAACTACGCTTACTGCTGAAGAATATACTGCTCTAGAGCAACAGCGCCAAGATGCGTCAGATAGAATAATTGAATAAATACAGTAGTAAACTAGGAAAACAATATGGCTTATCAAGTAGACAAATTTAATGGACAGTTTTTAACTTCCGTAGAAGACGGTACAATTGACACAACTACAGATTTACGATTTGTAGGTAAAAACTATGCTGGCTATGGTGAAGTTCAGAACGAAAACTTCCTACATTTACTTGAAAACTTTGCAAATACTACACAACCACCTAAAGCAATTAAAGGTCAATTATGGTTTGATAGTGCTAACGCAAAATTAAAGTTTTACGATGGCGGTAAATGGAAAGCAGCAGGCGGCGCTGAAGTAAGTGCAACTGCACCTTCTGGACTTGCAACAGGTGATTTTTGGTGGGATTCATCCGCTAAACAGTTATACGCTTGGTCAGGATCGGAATTTATTCTAGTAGGACCTGAAGCATCACCAGACTTAGGAACAAGTGGTGTTGTAGCACAGGTAGTTAAAGACACAGGTAATACTAACCACAGCATTTTAAGAATTACTGCTGGCGGTAAAGTAATGGCGATTGTATCGCAAACAGAATTTACACTTAATACTTCTGTAAATCCAATTGATGGATTTACTTTAGTAAAGAAAGGCTTGACACTTGTAAACACTAATTCAACAGGAATTACATCAAGCGATCATTATTATTGGGGAACAAGTAGTTCTGCTTTAGGTTTAGTTATTGATGGTTCGTTTATACAAGCATCAGAATTTTTAAGAGGCGACAATGTTACTTTTGAAAATTTAATTAGTTTCTTAGATGACGGTATTAAGATTGGTGATCAAAGTGATCTTAAGGTATTCATTGAAAACGAAAACCAGATTAGAGTTGTATCACAGTTAGGTAACCCAATTAACTTTAGAATTGTTGAAGATGGTTTAACAAATAGAGAAGTAGCAAATATTAATGTTGATGGAATATACCCAGGTGATGATAATGTATATGACTTAGGTAGAGCATCTAACAAATGGAAAGAAGCATATATTGTTGATACATTCGGTAACTTAACTGGTAATGTAACTGGTAACGTTACAGGTAACGTTAATGGTAGCGTAATTAGTACAGACGGAAGTAACGCTATTTTAATTAATGGTGCTACAAAACAAATTGGTTATGCAGGCGCTAACATTTTAGGTACACTAGTAGGTAACGTACAAGGTTCACTTACAGGTACTGCTACAAATGCAAGTGCATTAAACAGTATTCAACCTTCTACAAGTATTCCAGGTGCAGGAACAAGTATTCCTGTAAGAGATGCAAGTGGTGATATTTACGCAAACACTTTCCGTGGTACTGCTGAAAAAGCAGACAGAATTAAAATTGATGATAGTGCAACTGATAGTGATCCTAACTACAAAACAGCAAAAACTACTGCAACAGCAAATACAATTACTGCTAGAGATGGTTCAGGAAACATACTTGCAAACTTATTCCAAGGAACTGCAACAGCAGCACGTTATGCTGACTTAGCAGAAAAATATTTAACAGATGCAGAATACGAAGTTGGCACTGTAGTAGCAGTAGGCGGCACAGCCGAAGTTACAAAATGCCAAGAAGGTAATAGAGCATTAGGTGTTATATCTGAAAGCCCCGCTTTTATGATGAATACCATCTTAGAAGGCGGACAATTTATTGCACTGAAAGGTAGAGTACCAGTTAAAATTTCAGGCAGCGTTAGCAAAGGCGACAGACTAGTTGCTGCGGCAGACGGCACTGCTAAAGTATCAGCAGAAGCAAATGCTGACGTATTTGCAATAGCACTTGAAGCATCTACAGATGGTGTTGATTATATTGAAGCGGTGGTTCTTTAATGCCAGTATCATCCGGAAACCAAATACTTGCAACTGATTTTAACGATCTAAGTTCTCTAATCACTACTACATTAGGAACTGGTGCAGGCCAATATGGATACGGACAAGCAATTGTAAGCGGAACTGTTACCGCAGGTCAAAGAATTGAAAAGCAAGAGTTTGATAAGTTAAGATTCGACTTAATGAGTGTGCTTATACATCAGACAGGTGTTTTACCTAGTCCAGTATTTGCACAAGTTACTAATCCTATCCTTGCTACAGCATCTGAACCTTTTCAAAGTTATACGAATTTAATACAAGCAGCAAGATCAGATCGATTTGTTGTTTCGCAAAAGAACCAATCAGTAGTAAGCATTGATACAAAAACTTGTAACACGTGGAGTGGTTTAGCATTTACAGAATTAGAAATGACGTTTACAACTGCTGATGATGCTAGATTCTTTTGGAACTCAGGTAGCAGAATAAGAATAGATACAAACTTGAGAGCAGGTTATCCTTCAACACAACAAAACAATGACTGGAACACAATACTTGATGCTTCAGAAAATATTGAATTTGGTGCAAATGCACAGACTACAGGTCCAGGTGGCGGCGTACCAATTAATGTATATGATTTAACAAACGCATATCAAACTTTTTATGAGTACACTTCATCAGCACCATATGCTGCAAACAGATACAAATTATCAGCAAAATGTAATCAACCATCAAACTTAACAGGTGTAGCAAATGTGTTTACACTTAAAATAGAATTAATTGATGATTATACTGATGATCCACAACCAGGACCACTACCAGATGACGAAGTATTTGGAGTTGAAGTAGAATGTCAACACGTTAAAGTAAGTGGTGTATTACAACCTGATGGTGATCCTTGGATTTTACCTACGCCAACTTTTAATATGTCGAACATTACAGCGACTTAAATAGTGTAAGAGGTAAATGAATGCCAGCAACACACGACTTAATAGATCCGGATTATTATAATGATATGCAACTTAAGATACAGCGTGTCTTGGGTGATGGTATCACTGATGGTTTTGGATATCTTGGTTATGGACAACCTGTCTTAAGTTCGCAAGTAAGCACAAGTAATAAAGTTACTGTAGAACAATACAGCAATCTAAGATATGATATTTGGAATGCCTGGAATCATTTAAACAATGCTCTTCCAAGTGGTTCGAATGAAGTCAATATGCTTGAAGTTACAGAGCGTAAAAAAATTAGATATCAAGCACCTGCATCAGGCGGCCCTTCAATGCCAGTTGATAAATGGGGTGCATTTGTAAACAGCATTTACTCAAATGCAAGAAATTTAGCAGTAGCAGGACAGAGAAGAACTGTTAACCACGGCTCATCATCACTTACTTGGCCAAATGCAACATATGGAGATAACTGGAGCGATTCAGTAATTTGTAGTGTATTTGTTTTGTTTAGTAGTTTAGATGATTCAAGACATTTCTTTAACAGCGGTAGTAGCATTGATATTACTTCAACACGTACAGGCGGATCAGTAACAAATCAAAACACAAGTTGGACAAGTATACTGAATAGTGCAGGTACACAAAAATTTAGTGGCAATCATCCTGCCACAGGATCAGGACCTACATTTACAGGCGGAAACTTTTACAAGTGTACAAGTACTTTTCAACAACCATATGTTGACGTAGTAGGTAGCAGTCCATATAGTCTAAATAGATATAGAATATTTGCAAGAACACCTAACCAAGCAAACCCACATCTTACAGGCGCAGACACGATTGAGTTCCGTGTTGAATTCATAGATGATCACGAGGAACAAGGTGGTCCACCAGCAGTAGGTCCATCAAACCCAGGTGATGGCGGTTTTGGTCCTGACGTTGTAGACGGACAAATCACGGTTACTGTACAAACAACTGAAGCAACTGGTACTTTACAGCCAGGCGGAGCAGGGTCATTTGATATTGCTACACCTATTGTAAACATTGGTCAAGTTGTAGAAGTTAGTTAAAAAATCCACTACCACAAATAGCACTTAGGCTCTTAATGTACCAATAAATATATGCGTACATTATAAAGGAGTTATTATGCAAAATGAATATAAAGATGCTTTAGAATTCTCAAAGTATCGTCAAACACTTTCTGTTCAACGCAAAACACTTAAAGAAAAAATTGAAGCCAGACTTACATATGGTAAAAATGGTGGAATCTTTAAGATTGATAGAGATTTGTTAAACTTTGTCGAAATGTTAATTTACAAAGACAGATCAGAAAATGTTGTAATTTTAGATGTAAATGAAAATCCAATTTTAGTTGAAAACTTAGTTGAATTTAGAGATGAAATTTTCGATAGGTATTTTAGTGCAACTTTTGAATATCACGAAGAATATCAAAAAATTAAGAAAAGTAGATCAGTAGAGACATTAGTATCGTGAAAAAAGGTGTAGTAATATTTGCACACAATAACAGGCAGATAGATTACGCAAAAATGGCACTTGCGTCAGGCGGTCTTGCTAAAAAACATCTAGGTGTTCCTGTTAGTTTAATTACAGATCAGTCAACAGTTGACTGGCTAAAAGAATCTAATCTTTGGGATAAAGCACTACAAACTTTTGAACAGATTATTGATGTAGAACGTCCTGCAGATTTACAACAGCGTAAGTTTAAAGACGGCAAAGAAAGTGTTACTGCTCCATTTAAAAATAGTAATAGGTCCAGTGTTTGGGATCTTACTCCTTATGATAGAACGTTAATGATAGATTGTGATTACTTTATTTTTTCAGATGCACTAAATGAATACTGGGAATGTGAAAGTGATATACTTATTAGTACAAAGTACAACGATGTGCAAGGAAATAGAATAGGATACCTTGACAAATACATAAGTGATACAGGTGTAAGACTGTTATGGGCGACAACAGTTATGTTTACAAAAAATGAAAATACAAAAGTATTTTTTGAACTAGTAAAACATATTAAAGACAATTATAAAAAGTTTGCAGACATTTTTAGATTTGATAACAGAATGTATAGAAATGATATTTCGTTTGGTATTGCAAGGCATATACTTTATGGTTTTGAAACTGATAATGATTATGCAATGCCACCTGTGCTTTCAGTGCCGGATATGGATTTAGTTTATGATGTCAATGAAAACGGAATCCAATTGCTGACATCTAATGCAAATGATTATACACTATGTAATATTAAAGACAGAGATATTCATATAATGAATAAACAAGCAATAACAAGACACATTGATAAGTTTATGGAGTTAGTATGATAGACTTTGGATATCTAATTATTGTAAATGAAGGTGCAGACACAAACTACACACGTCTTGCATATGCACTTGCACTAAGCATAAAAAATACACAAAAAGAAGGTTATGATAAAGTTGCTTTAGTCATTGACGATAAACAACATATAGAAAACTTTACATCAACTTGGGTATTCGATCACGTAATTGAATATCAAGGTCCAGAAGGTTGGGATAGTAGATCCTATATGGATCAGGTTACACCATTTGAACATACTGTATGCTTGGACGCAGATATGTTATTCTTTAGGGACTACAGCCATTGGGCAGAATATTTTATTGCAAACAGTGAATTATATGTAGCAAACAAAGCATATACTTACAGAGGCGAACTTGTTGTAAGCGATCATTATAGAAAATGTTTTACAATGAATAATTTACCTAACCTATATAGTTTTTACACATTCTTTAAAAAGGATAGTGTATTAGCAAAAGAGTTTTTTGATTTACAACGTGCTATTATTAAAAATCCTGAAAGATATAGTAATGAATTTTTAATTTCGCACAAACCTAAAGTTGTAGGAACAGATGAAGCATTTGCTCTTGCAGCAAACATTTTAGATATTGCGGACGACATTGCATATCCTTTAGAGTTTCCCCGTGTTGTTCATATGAAAGGTATGATACAGAATTGGCCTTATCCTGCAGATACAGTTAGTGATCACGTAGGTTTTTACTTTGATAGAAATGCTAAAGTAAAGATAGGTAACTTTCAACAAACAGATATTTTACACTATGTTGAAAAAGATAAAATAACACTAGAAACAATTAACATATTGGAGGAAATAGCGTGGAAGAAAAGATAAGAGATATTCCAGACCTTCCAGACTTTGACGAATGGATTGCAAATTATAAACCGCCTGTAGTAAACTATCTAGCAGCATTTGATCAGGAAACAGGAAAAGTATTATGTGTAGGTCCTGATTATTCAATTGACAAAGAGCGTTTCAAGAAAACTATTAGCATTGATTCAGATACTGCATTGGCTATCATTGAAGGCGAAATCAAAATGAATAAATGTTTCGTAGATGTTCAGTCAGGTAGTTTAGAAATTACAGAAGTACAAAATTTATTTAAAATAGATGATGTACTACATAGAATTGTTAATATTAAATGGGCTGAAATAGATGAACCTGATGTGATTGTATCACGAAAGGGAGATACATTTACAGTTCAACTATCTGAAAAATATGGCGGAACATATAAACTAAACAGCGACACGCCAATAGCAACAAGAAAAATATTCTGGGACGGAGAAACAATTTTAAATTTTGATATATGCGATTACAATGATCCTCATACAAGTTATTATACAGCAAGTGTAAGACTAGAAGATCTAGTAGGAAAAAGTTTTAATTTTACTTGTGATAGTCCAGATGACGCCAGTGTGTTTACACGCAGGTTATTTAAAAATTATGTATTTGAGGAACTATGACAAAAGTAGTAGAGTTTGATGTATTCTTTTTAAGTTATGATGAGCCGAATGCTGATCTACACTATGCTGACCTGTGTAACAAAGTTCCGTGGGCACAGCGCATACACGGAGTTAAAGGATCAGACCACGCACACAAAGCAGCAGCAGAAGCCTCTGAAACAGATTGGGTGCTAACTGTAGATGCAGATAATATTGTTGATCCTAAGTTTTTCGATTTAGACTTAGATATGACAGATGAAAAAATACGTGCATACAGTTGGTGCGGCAGAAACAATGTTAACGGATTGCGTTATGGCAACGGCGGCTTAAAGTTATGGCACCGTCAGCATATTCTTGATATGAAAACACACGAAAACGCAGACAGTGAAAGAGCGCAAGTTGACTTTTGTTGGGAAGAAGGTTATAGGAACTTTCCAGTTACTTTTAGTGATACAATTATAAATGAGACACCTTTTATGGCTTGGCGTGCCGGCTTCCGTGAAGGTGTGAAGATGACATTAGATGGCGGCTTACAAGTTCCGCCTATGGAGATCGAAGAGCGTATATGGTGGCATAACTTACATAGGTTAAGAATATGGAGTACAGTTGGTACACACATTGAAAATGGTTTGTGGGCAATCTACGGTGCAAGACTAGGAACGTATCTAACAAATTGTACTGATTGGGATCATATACAAGTAAGAGATTTTGAATTGCTACGTGAATTGTACAACGAGCAATGTAAGCAATATGAGGACGGATTTGGATTAGAACAAGAAACAAAAAGACTAGGCACAGAGATAAGACATAACTTAGGACTAGAATGGCCTGATCTTGATCCACAACAAAGTAGATATGTAATGGCACTTTATGAGGAAACTATTAGGTTAGGTACAACTTATTATAGTAAAAAGTATGTATGATATTTTTTTTATTAGCAATGGAGAGTGTAATAGCAATGCTTGGACACAGTTCAAGCAAAAGTTTCCTAACGCACAAAAAATAGATAATTGTAAAACTTTCGAACAAGTATCTCAACGAAGTTTAACAAAACACTTCTGGGTAGTATGGGATAATTTACTACTACAACAAGATTTTAATTTAGATTACCGTGTTCCTGAATGGGATGCAGATTATGTACACGTATTCCGCAATGGAAAATACTATGACGGTGTATGTATTTTTCCTAAGAAAGCACGTATTCTACAACGTGAATGGGATTATAGATTCTTTACTAACAAAAAAGAAATAGATATACAAGCAAGTAAGCCTATACAGTATGATGTTGCATTTATTTCATATCACGAACCTAATGCAGAAGTAAATTACAACAAGTTATTAAAGAAAGCACCTAATGCTGTATGGATAAAAGACGTAACAGGCATACATCAAGCACATATAGAAGCAGCAAAACAATGTAATACTGAACTATTTTACATTGTTGACGCTGATGCAGAGATTTTAGACGAATTTAATTTTAATATGCAAATACCTTACTATGATTTCAATGCTAGGAAAAGCGTATATGTATGGAGAGGTAGAAATCCCATTACAGATTTAGAATACGGGTATGGCGGTGTTAAGTTATTTCCGCGACAAACTACAATTGATATGGATGTAAACAGTCCGGATATGACTACTAGCCTTTCTGACAGTTTTAAAGCAATGCAAGAAGTAAGTAACATTACAGCATTCAATACAGACGGATTTAGTACTTGGAAAAGTGCGTTTAGAGAGTGTTGTAAATTAGCAAGTAGAACTATTAAAGGTCAAAAAGATGATGAAACAGATGAAAGACTTAGTAAATGGTGTAGTGATTATGGCAGAGACAGACCGTTTGGGGACTATGCTATTCAAGGCGCCAGAGCCGGTAGGAAATATGGTGTTAGCAATAGTGCTGAGCCTGATGCATTACGCAAGATAAACGATTTTAAATGGCTACGGGAGCAGTTTGATGCACGACAAGGATAGAATAGAGAAATTTATTCCTATTATGGACGAAATCTCTCCTACATTCTGTATGGCTAAGTGGCATCATACTACTATCTATTTGCAAACAGGAGAGACTCATAGTTGTTACCATCCTGCACCGCATAAGATTCCGTTAGAAGGACTTAAAGAGAATCCAAGCCAACTACATAATACTCCGCAAAAGAAACAAGAACGCCAGCAAATGATAAATGGTGAAAAGCCTAGCGGATGTCAGTATTGTTGGAACATTGAATGTATGGGTAAGGATTACATTTCAGATAGAAAAGAACGTAATGCAAGTATACACACAGAAGAAAGATTTGCTGCTATTAAAAAAGATCCTATGGCAGATGTAAATCCACAGTATGTAGAAATAAGTTTTGGTAATGAATGCAATTTTAAGTGTGGTTATTGTCATCCTAAACACAGTAGCACATATCATAAAGAAATAAGAGATCACGGACCTTACACTATGGTTAAGAACCATCGCAATGATATTGATTGGTTTAAAATTCATAAAGAAGAAGATAATCCTTATGTAAAAGCATTTTGGGAATGGTGGCCTGAACTGCGTAAGACACTTACTATTTTACGTATCACAGGCGGCGAACCATTATTACAGCAAAGCACTTGGCGTATGTTTGAAGAACTAGAAAAGAATCCTATGCCTAATTTAGAATTAAACATTAATAGTAACTTTGGTGTTAAAAGTATATTGATAGAACGTTTTGCAGACAAAGTAAACAGCCTTATAGCAAAAGGTTGCATAAAAGATTTCAAAGTTTTCACAAGTATGGATACTTGGGGAGAACAAGCAGAATATATTCGTACAGGATTAGATTTAGAGTTATGGGAAAAGAATTTTGATATCTATATGACTAAAACAAATCACCCATTAACATTTATGGTTACATTTAATATTTTAACTGTTACAAATTTTGATAAGTTCTTAAGAAAAGTATTAGAATGGCGTAAGAAATATAACACAGACGATCAAACAAAATGGCAACGTATTAGATTTGATACGCCTTATTTAAAAGAACCTTTACAGTATGATATGAATATACTTCCTAAAGAAGAATTTATGCCCTATATGAAACGACACTTACAGTTTATTGCAGACCAAGTGGACGATGCAGATAGATATAAATTTAGTATTATGGAATATGAAAAGTTTAGACGTGTAGTTGACTATATGTCTAGCACAGAATATACTGCACAAAAAATTACAGAAGGTCGCAGAGATTTTGCTGCTTGGTTTAGAGAATATGATAGAAGACGAAATGTAGACTTCAGAAAAACTTTTCCAGACCTTATAGATTTTTATGAGGACTGTTGTGGCTTGGTATGATTCGGAACTAAAGGCAGATGAAGCACACGGGTTGATGCACAGCATTAACAAAGTGTTAATCCGTGACGACTGTTATAGGCCTAAGCACATTAAAGTTCCGGCACAATATGCTGAGTTATGGGCTAAAAGAAATAAAAAGAATTTACTTTTAAATATAGGCGAAAGTTGGACTTACGGAGAAGGACTACAAGATATTGCAACAGCAATAGGCCAGTTTGATTTAGGAAGTATGTTAAGACATAGTTTTGGTGCAAGACTTGCAAATATGTTGGACACAGACTTTTATCAATATGCTGTTCCGGGTAACAGTAATTTAGCAATGTCGCATACACTAAAACGTATCCTTAAAGAACTTGATACAAGTAAGTATGAAAAAATTTATCTGTGCTTTCAAGTTACAGAACCTAGCAGAGAAATGCAACAATTAAATGAACTTGTACAATGGAATCACCCACTAAAAAATTTATATGATAAAAAATATCTTGCTGAAAAAAAGTTAGATTTACAACAATGGTTAGAAAAATATGACTCTTATTTGTACAGTTACATTGATGACATCGTAAGCAATTACACTAACGTAAACACTGTAGTATGGAAAAACTTCTGTTGTACTAACACAACAAGCCAATATAATTTTAAAATAATCGATGAGAGTTGGATACAGTTTAGTGCTAAAACAAATGGATACAAAATTAATATGCCAAGTTTTTATAATGCAGGTTGGCTTGATGATTTAATGAGGGATTACAAAGAAATTAGTTTTAAACACAAGTACATTGGAAAGCAATTAAAAGTTATAGAACAGTCTAACAAATACTTAGGAAGTTGTCCAGATCATAGACCTCATCCTAGAGAAGTACAGCACAGTCTATGGGCAACAAACATATATCACAAATCAGGATGGGCTAATGAACAATAAAACATTTTGCATTTATCCTTGGATCCATATGTATGTCAATCCAGACGGAAGTGTTTTACCTTGTTGCGTAGGTGAGTACGATAAGCATCTTGGTAATGTAAGAGAAAATACAATTCAAGAAATATGGAATAATGACAAGTACAAAACCCTAAGACGTAATATGCTAGAGGGTAAAAAATGTGTAGAATGTAAGGCTTGTTATCAACAAGAAGATAGTGGCAACGAAAGTACACGTATAAGCAAAAACAAAGAGTTTGCACATTTAATGCCATTAGTGCAAAATACATTACAAGACGGAACATATCCTGAAATGACATTGCGTCATTTTGATGTAAGATGGAGTAATATTTGTAATTTTAAATGTAGAAGTTGTTCTAGCACATATTCTAGCACGTGGGCTCAAGAAGACAGTCGTAATGGTAAACATAAAGAAATATTCATTATGGCGGATGGAGATGATAACAGTCGATTATACGAACAGTTTCAACCTTACTTTAAAGACATAGAAAGTTTTTATTTTGCAGGCGGCGAGCCTTTAATGACAGATAAACATTATGCTATACTAGAGCATTTGATCGAAACTAAAAATACAGATGTAAAAATAAGTTACAATACAAATATTAGTAACCTACATTACAAAAATAAAAGTGTTATTGAATTATGGAAAAACTTTCCTAACATACAAGTATTTGCTAGTTTAGATCATTACGGAGATAGAGCAGAATACATTAGAGAAGGAACTAATTGGAGCAAAATAGAAAAGAATATTAGATTAATTAAGCAAGAAACACCGCACGTAAGACTTAATTTTAGTGCAGTGATAAGTGCATTTAATGTTTTTACAGTTACAGACTTTTTAGATTATGTATTAGCAGAAGGATTATTTGAAACAAATGTATATCCAACATTTTATAACATTGTTCACCCAGAGTACTACAGTGCAAGTATTTTAAATGATATGCTAAAATGGAGTGTAATTAATAAAATTAAAGCAAAGGCACACAAATACAATGCACACGTACAAGGACTTTTGAGAGATGTAGTAAGACATTTAGAAAACAGTGAATATGATGAAAACTTAAAGGAACAATTTATAGTACATACAGATTACTATGATAAAATAAGAAATAGAAACTTTTTAAAAACGTTTCCTGAACTAAAGGAAATAATGGAATGAAAATATACTTCGATAATCTAGAACTAGATAAATCTAACCTAAGCCAGTTTGAAACAAAAGATAATAACACCTGGTGGTTAACAAGTCCAGGTAGTATTTTGAAAAGAGAACTGAAGAATATGAATGTTGAATATCATAAACTTTCAGACTGGAACGAATGTGGTCTATACTTTATAGATGTAAATGGCGATCCTAATTGGTGGTCAGGACAAAATAACGGAACAGGACCTAAGCACATATTACAAATGGTTCCTAGAGATATTTTAGAGTTAGTAAAAGCAAAGAAACTTAGACTTGTTATACTTGCAGACAAAGAAGGCGGCCCTATGAAAACTAATCATTTTGACGCTTTCAGAGCAACTACTGACATTATGCGTGAACGCAAGTATCCTAAAAACAGTGTGTTAATTTTACAAGGCAATACTAAAATCCAAGATCAATATGCACAGTGGAGAGATCAGTTTTTAGAAGATAAATGGTTTGATGTACAATATAGCAATCACTTCGGTAAGATATTCTTTGATGACAAGATGCCTACAGTTCCTTGCTTATACAGTGCTATGCAAAATGCGGATAGCAAAGACTTTAACAGTTTGAATAGAGTATACAGACCACACAGAGGTGCGCATTTACATTATCTTGCAAAAAATAATTTATTAGAAAAAGGTATGGTAAGTTGTAATCAAGTTAAACAAAGTGATATACTAGGTTCAAGACTTGCCGGTGTAAACATTAACGAGTTTGATCAAGTTATGCAAGAGCATTATCCTTTGTACTTAGATGGTAATTGGGAAAGCACTAATGCTGCTTGGAACTACAATAAAGATTTATATCAAAACACATTACTAACAGTAATTACAGAAACTATTTTTATTGATAACACAAGTTTTGTTACAGAAAAAATATTTAAACCTATTGCTTTAGGCCATCCTTTTATACTAATTGCAGGTAGCGGCACAATAAAAGGTTTAGAAGAATTAGGATTTAAATGTGACTTCTTAGGATTCGGCACAGAATACGATAGTATTGAAGATCCTAAAACACGTTTAGAAGAAGTACACAATATACTAGAAAATTGGATAGCACTTGATCGAGATGAAAAATTAAAAAGAATAGGTGCAAGTTTTCCTAACATAATGCACAACTGGGAACATATTCGTAAATCAAGTTTTTATCACGATGCATTACATAGTGCAATAGCAAAAGGCAAGGAGTATTTTAATGAAGCAATTTAGTAAAGAGTATAAAAGATTTTTTGCCTTTGGGTGTAGTATGACAAATTACTTTTGGCCTACGTGGGCTGATATTATAGGTATTGAGATTCCAGATTATTACAACTATGGCAAAAGTGGTGCAGGCAATATGTTTATTAGTAATAGTATTGTTGAAGCAAATAAGAAGCACAAGTTCACACAAAACGATCTTGTAGTTGTTATGTGGAGCAGTATTTCTAGAGAAGATAGATATAAAAATAGAAATTGGATCACACCAGGAAACATTTATACACAAAATGAAATTGATACTAAGTTTGTATACGAATGGTCAGATAGCAGATTTTATTTAATACGTGATCTTGCAACCATTGAACTTACATCTAGTTACTTAGATTCATTACCTTGTGACAGCAAAATGTTAGCAATGAGTCCTTTAATAGAATTACAAATAAGCGGTACGTATACAAAACCTGCAGAAGAATGGCATACAGGAGTACTAGACTTTTATAGTGATACTGTAAACAAAATTGCTGAACCAATTGTTACAAATGTTTACAATGGCACTTGGCCACAAACACCTATCCGTGGACACAATGGTAAAGGACAAACAGCAGATTATCATCCTACACCATTAGGACACGCAGAGTATGTTAGTAATATGTTTACAGATTTTGAGTTCACAGAACAAATGAGAAACTTTGCAGCAAGTATGGATGAAAAAGTACATATGTGCAAAACACTAGATGACACTAATAAGTTTTGGCAACAAAGGCATCAGACTAGATTATAATGGCGTGTTTAAATTCAACCAACTTAATTTATTTGCAAACTTACAATCCACGTGAGCCGCAAAAAATTAAAATTAATAGCAGTGTAGGTTCTCAACTAAAAACAAACGAGAACATAGATTTTTTCTATATACAATTTTCTGATAAAGAAAGTTTTAAAATTTACAGTATTGATGCTATTGTACCTGCAAATGATTTAGATAAAATTAAACAAGGAAATGCTTTTTTAGTTTTAGATAACGCTTTAGAGTATTTTACAGATACTGTGGATAGCATTTATAGAAACATAGTGCTTAAACATAAAGTACCAGCAGAACAAATTATATTTTTAAGTGCTGTGCCAAATATGATTGATACAGTGAAGTCTGTAGCAGAAAAATATAATGCACCACAGATTAAGTTAGATTACTTTAATGTATTTGAAGCAACAGGTATAGATACAATACACAAGAATCAAAATATAATCGGTATCACAAAAACAAAGAAATGGCCAAAGAAGTTTTTATGTCTTAATAGAAGATGGCGATCTCACCGTCCTCTAATGATGTTAATGTTATATGAAAAAAATTTACTTGACAAAGGACATATAAGTTTTGGCAAAAGTGATAGAGGTGATAATTGGCGTAGTTCGTTTAGAGAACTAAGGCACATTTATAAGGATAATAAATTTATAAATGACTTAATAGAACGTAATAAAGAAATTGTAAACTTACCTGATCTTTATTTAGATACAAACGATCTTGTAACTAACAGGGCAGAATATGAATCAAGCATTTTAAAATTTTACAAAGAAACTTATTTTAGTGTAGTAAATGAAACAACTTATCACGAAGGTATTCCTTTTTTCAGTGAAAAAATTTTTAAAGTAATAGCAATTGGACATCCGTTTGTTTTATCTACAGTACCTAATAGTTTACCTATTTTACGTAAATTAGGATACAAGACATTTAGTCCTTATATTGACGAAACATACGACAGCATACAAGATGACGGAGAACGTATGATTGCAATAGTTAATGAAATTGAACGTCTAAGCAATTTGGACAAAGCAGAAACTTTACAGTTTATTGCTAATGTAAGGCCTATTTTGGCACACAATTATAGTGTGCTTGTAGCAAAGAAAAACAAGTGGAATATTAGTACTAGAGTTAATTATTAAGGCGCCTTAAACGCATTTTAAGCGTCATACAGCGGTGTTTATATACAAAGAGCAATAGTTACGCTATCGTGCTTTAAACCACGTTTAAATGCGCTGTAAGAAGGAGATTGTAAATATGAGTGTACCAAAATTGGGAGAAGTAGAGTGAAGATAGGATTTATAGGTTTAGGTAAATTGGGTTTGCCTTGTGCAGAAGTAATTGCCAAAAAAGGACATAGTGTTTTAGGATACGATATTGATAAGCGTATAGACAGCGATTATGTTATTGTAGAAGATACTATTGAAGAAGCAGTAAAGGACAGAGAAATTGTTTTTATTGCAGTGCCTACACCACACGATCCAGACTATGATGGAAGAGCACCTACAGCACACTTAGAGCCAAAAGATTTTTCATATGATATTGTAAAAGAAGTTATGGCTGAAGCAAACAAGCATATGAATAAAGATCAATTGCTTGTGCTAATCAGCACAGTATTGCCTGGTACAGTGCGCAGAGAGTTTGTACAATTAGTAACTAATCCTAGATTCGTTTACAATCCATACCTAATTGCAATGGGTACAGTTGCTTGGGATATGGTCAATCCAGAAATGGTAATGATTGGAACAGAAGATGGAACTGAAACAGGCGATGCAGCAGAACTAAAAACTTTCTATGAAATGATTATGGATAACTTTCCACGTTATGTAATTGGTACGTGGGACGAATGTGAATGCATAAAAGTTTTCTATAATACATTTATAAGCACAAAAATAGGACTTGTTAATATGATACAAGACGTTGCACAGCGTCAAGGTAATATTAATACAGATGTAGTTACTACTGCTTTAGCAGAAAGCACACAACGTATTATGGGACCTAGTTATATGAAAGCAGGTATGGGCGATGGCGGAGCGTGTCATCCAAGAGATAATATTGCGTTACGATATATGGCTAAAAAATTAGAACTTGGTTATGATATTTTTGATAGCATTATGAATGCACGTGAAGTACAAGCAAAAAATCTTGCTGAAAAACTTTGTGAAATAGCAAAGAAAAATGAATTGCCTATCTTGATAAATGGCATTGCATATAAACCTGGAGTACCATATATAGATGGTAGTTATGCATTGTTAGTAGCACACTATTGTAATAAATTTGGATTCAATCCTATGAAAGTAGACCCATTAGTATATGGAGAAGATCCAGGACCTTTTAGAGCAGTTGTTCTTCTTGCTCATCCAACAATGTATGTAAGAGTAACTGATGATTCAGTTGTGGTTGATCCTTGGAGAGAATATACTTCCAAGTTACATCAAGTTATACATTACGGTAATACTAGAGAATTGATCTAGTTCTTTTCTTAATATCTTGTTTTAACAACTCAATATTAATTTTAAAATCTAGTTTTTTGATTGTGTCTTTATACTCAGACAGAGTATCTAATAGTTTTTTGGCAACTTCATCCGGATCAGTGTTGGCAGTTTGGGCTTTAACATCTATTTCCCATATTCTGCCATCACTGAATTCCAGAATCATTGTGTCCACATAAGCAATGGGCATCGTATTGATATACAAGTCCTCAAATACTTCAGGCCATTCCTTTACGATATGTGATGGAGGTCTAAAATATTTCTTATGCACTTTCAGCGACTGTAGCCTTCTTCTTCTTTGCAGGAGGATCTAGTTCGTCTGCTTCTCTACGTAATCTTGCGGCTTCTTTATACATTCCGTCTGCTTGACTACGATATGATTTTGCTAAGTCTTTATCGCTTAATGCGCCTTGATCTGCTGCTGCCGGAGCAGGTTGTGCTGCTTCTGCAGGAGTATCTGTTACTGCTTGACCTGCTTGAGGTGCGCCACTAACAAATGTGTACAACTGATCTACTGCAACATTTCTTTGTTCTGCAATAAGACTGTTAAGTTCTGATAATGCAACACTGTCTGTAGGTGTTGGTGTCATCAAAACATCACTAGTTGCAACTTTGTGCAATCTACCTGATTGCTGCATTGCTTCTAGCATATTTTTACCATCTGGAAATCTACTTCTGAACATATACTCGCCAAGTTCAAAACTTTCTTGTGCTTGGTCTGATTCAATTGCTGTCATAAGCGAATCGTGGTACATATCAGGTAAAGTTGCAGAGTCAATGACTAAACATTGATCTGATTCACCTGGTACGGTTCTAAACACAACAGCAACTCTGTTGCCTGTGTTTTTCATCTTTCCAGTGTGTTTAATTTCTTTTGCCATAATTGGTCTCCTATTTACCTGCCGGCGCTTCTGGTGCCGGAGTGTTTGCAGCCGCTTGTGCTTCTGCGTTAGCAGACTGTGTTTTAGCAACGTGATCTAAAAACGTATTCAACTTGTTGTAAAGTTTGCCTACTGCTTCTAGTTCGTTTGCTTTGAATGCGCCACGCTGTGTAGCGATATCAATGATACTTTTTACGCCAGTAAGATCAGATACATTAAGATCTGGTGCTGCTGGTGCTTGTTCTACACCTGGTGTAGGTACAGGTCCGCTTTGTGCGGGTGCTGCTTCTTTTTTAACTTCTTCAGTCATATTTTTAGTTTCTCCTTAAGTGTGGACAGGCTAACATAAAGTATGTTAGTTCTTTTTGATCTTCAAACCCAATGTAAGTGGCACTTGCTAACTTATCTGAACTGTCCAAATTCGGATAATTTGCAATGCAATATCTTCCATTAAGTTTGTCTCTAACCCATTCTGAAATAGTTTGGATTTCTCTTCTGCTGTTAAAAAGTTTGTGTTTTGCAAAGTGCGGTGGCAAAACGTCAATCTTTCTCTCTTGCAGTACTTCTAATGGATTCAAGTCTATCATAATATTATTTATTAACTGCTACTATTATAAATTTTAATTCTGATTCATTCTTTTGGATAGTGCTTTATTGTAACCAAACTTTTTAACGTCTCCACTGAACAAATACAACTCAAAAGCACTACGTTCTTTAAGAACTGTAATTGCTTTCTTAGTTATATAATACGGTGATTCTATGAAATTGTCAAGCCATAAAAGCACTTGTGGTGTTACACTAAAGTCTTTTGGAAAATCTATTTTGTATGTTTTAATTTTGGCGTCAACTTGTATAAAGTTCAAGCCTTCTTCTGTCAGTCTTAAGCCGCCGCTATCTTTCGTTCTTACATTCCACCACCATTGTAGTTTTTTCTGTTTGATAAGATCGGGTGTAATGTCGTCGGAAAGTTCGGCGGCTTTTAGGAATATTGATGTGTAGTTGTGCTTTTCGTCCACACTACTCTTTTTCTCCGTCTGTAAGTTTGTATACTGTAAAGTCATTAGTATCGAAAAGTTTGTTAAGTTTCTTTGCTAAGTTTCTAGCGTGACCTGGATTACTAAATGATACTTTCTTATACTTAGGTCCTGGGTAACTAGATATCATACTTCCGCTTTTTAAATTAAAAGGCTTACCTTTATAGAACACGGCCCAAATGGCTTCGCTCTCAAGTATCTGCTCTAATTTAAACGATTCTTTATTAGTATGTTCAAGAATCACATTTGGTTTAGGTCTGCTCATATACGTAATTTCCTTAATTAACTACGTATATATTTATCAAAAATTAGAAGTCGCCGCCATCAAATTTAACTTCAAGTTCCTCGCTATCTTGTTTAATTTTACGTAACATAGTATGAACTTCTTGCACTGTAGTACCTAATCTGCTTGTAAGTAATGCTAAATCAGTTGTTAATTCACGTGCTTCTTGTATAGTAATTCTTATTTCTTTTTGATTGCTTTTTTCTGCACTTGATATGCGTTGTAGCAATCTTTGTATACTAGGCATAGTTGTTGGAAGTTCATTTGTTGACACGACTTAATACCTGCTTCATTTCTATATCTGTTTTAAATGGACCTTTATACTCATAACGCTGTAGTGTAATTAACTTAGGACAAAAAGACTTTACCCAGCCTTTGTCAAATCTAATTACATAGTAACCTGCACAGTATAAACTTTTACTATCTTTGCTTTTAGTAAACAAAGGCAGTTTGTTTTTAATATCGTACATAGCATTATGTGGCTTACTACTTGTGCTAAAACCGTGTACTTCTGAAGGTAAACTATCTTTGCTATCTCTAACTACTTTAGCAATAAAAAAGTCGCTGCCGAACTGATCTTGTAATGCTTTTTTATCTTTAAAACGTGTAACAGTGCTTTCATTACTAAGGACAAAAAAGTTTTCTTCGTTCTTACGTAATGTAGCAATACGTTCACCGTTTTGTTCTACAATCCAAAATTTGTTAGCAATGATAGGCTTTGCTTGAATTACTGTCATATTTTATACCTCGCATTTAACGGTTCTGCATATGCTTGTGCTTGATCTGATATTTTCTTCAAATCATACAAATGACAGAACTTCATAAGTCTTACACCAACTTGACTTATATTTTTATCTGCTTCAATTGCTGTACTGATTGTGCTTTCTATCTTTTCTTTTACTTCACTAGGTTGTGCAGTAAGATCAATAATAGTTTTGTTACGTTCATAATCTTCTAGTACACGATGTTCTTCACCGTTATGATCAACCCAACGTTGTAGCATCAAGTTATTCCAATTAAAGCCTTTAGTTTGTCTATCAGCAAACGCCTCTAGCAAACCAACTTTGTTCTTAGTGCCTTTCTTACGTACACCTGGATATGCACTAAACACATTATCACTTGTGTCACCACGCATACATTTTTCAAACAACATCCATTCTGGATCTACTACCTTAGGTAGTTTTGTTTTCTTATCAATTACTAGTTCACCTTTCTTATCAAAGAAACCTTCTGTAGTTGTAGTTACTTCTTGTACACCATTATACAGTCGACAGTTCGGAGCAATTAACTGCTGGAAATCTGTATCAGTGCTAATAATAACGTGATCACTATCTGGATGTGCTTGTACCCAACCTGCAATAAGATCATCTGCTTCTAGTTCATTGTGTTGCAGAACAGTACAGTTAGTTTTGTCAGAAACAAAATCTTTAAATGTATCAAATGCTTCCCAGAATACTTTATCTTCTTCTTGCTGTTGTTCTGTTAATGCATCACGTGCAACCTGTCTATTACGCTTGTATGGCTCATAATGATCTTTACGCCAACTACGTCCTTCAAGACAAAAGATAACGTGTGTACCATTGAAGTCTTGCCAAGCCTTCTTAATACTATTCAATGTAATATGGAAAGCCATACCCAACTTAATATCTGCATCGCCATTTATAACGTGTCTTGCACGAAAGAACGTGTTTGCTGTATCAACTATGATGTGCGTCATTTTACTCATTTTCTCTTTTCACGGAACTGATATCTAAAGACCCAGTTTCCAACGGTCCTCCGTAGTCGCCATCGACTACTACATTTGCACAAAGTTCTCTAAACCAACGATCAACTACTTCTTCGTCTGGATCATTTTCAACTCCATACCCTTGTTGTTTTAATTGTACTATAAAATACTGGTTCCAGTCAAGTTCAAAGAAGCCATTTCGAACATTTTCTTTGTTAACGTGTGTATTCAACACGCCCACCCAAGGTTCTTTTTTCTTTGTAGCAACTTCTTTATCACTTAGTCCAGGCTTCTTTTCTGCTTTACCTTTACCAAATAAGTTTTTTATAAAGTCCATAACTTTTCCTATGTTCCGATAGCATTACCAAACAAGTATACGTGTACCCTTGCGGCTACATTATATCCACGTTCGAATGCCATCTTAGCAACTGCTCCGGCTGTTGCTGTTTGTTCTTCTTCTCTAGCACCAACTGGCATTACCCAAACAGGATAATCAACCCCTTGTGCTTTAAATTGTGCGATAGCATCTTCCATCTCATCCCACTGTTGTTGTTCGGAACCTACAACAAACTTTAATTGTCCTTTATCAGACAATGTTCTGTATTGTGCTACTGCTTCAGGCTTAATTGCTTTCTTAGCAGTTTCGCCTGCTACACTCCATAACTTAGGAGATACACTAAAGAACAGTTCGATATCATCATCTGCTTCTTTAGTCCAGTAGTCAATAAATTCTTGTTTTAGCGTTTGTGTACCATTAGTTTCAAATGTTACACTAGCAGGCATATTGCCCATACGTTTAAATTCTCTCATAATACCAATGAAGGCATCTTGTGCGTGTTTCATAAGTGGTTCGCCACCTGTAACGCAAAAGTGTTGTCTTTGTCCTGTAACAGGATGTAAAAACTTACCTTCTGGATTACTATCTGTTTTAAGTGTATCAATAATTTGTTGTGCTAGTTCGACAGCAGTCTTTTGCCCCATTAGATGTTTAAACTTCTTACTCCAAGTGTAACTGCTATCACAACCTTTATCCCATACAGGCAAGTCTTCTACACGTTCTACTGTGCTTGTATCAAACTTTTCAAACGGCAAATCATATGTATCAGGATTTGTAGGATCTATCTGTCCAAAGCCATTACACTGTAAATTGCATAAGAAGAAACGTATCCAAGCAGTAGGCACACCAGTATAGTGTCCTTCACCTTGAATACTGTGAAAGATTTCGCTGTAGTAATACTTTTTATCAGTTGCTATCGTCATTGTGTTTATTATACGCTTTCTTAATGGATTTGTCAACCTCTTTAGTAAGTGAAAACGTACCATCAAAGTTGTCTGTCCAAACCAAATCGTCTCCAATATCCCAGCCCATTTGGTTTAGTAATTCAGTGGGGATAGGAAGAACCAGATCTTTATTTTCCGGATCTTCCTCTAATTTTATTTGATATGTCTTATTCACCAAAATGCTTGTCCAGCATTTCTAGTCTATCGTTCGCTTGTGCCATCTTATCTAACTCTTTTTGGATAGTTTCAATGATGTCACTGTGTTCGCCAATACCAACTACTTGTTGCATATAAACTTCGATGTTGGCCTTATGCAATTCGATTTCTGCTTCTGCGTGTTTCCTTGCAGCATTGATTAATGTTTGTTTCAATGTCATAGTCCTTCCTTGTAGTTTTGTTTTGATGGAATGACGCCTCTAACGCCTCCTCGCGGATCTTCCATATCGCCATCTCGACGGAAAATTAAATGAACGTGTGGATAGTAACAAGTTTGTCCTGCACTTTGTCCCATATTTATTCCCACGTTATAACCTGTTATGTTGTTTTTTTCTGACTTAATATTATCGTTACCCATTGTAAGTGCAAAGTTAAAACATTTTAAAATGTTTTCTTCTGTATTTTGTTTTGGTACAACTAGAGTATGTCCTTCTGTGACAGGGTAAATGTCATTGTATACTACAAATTCTCTAGTATCAATTTCTACATCTGTCCAAGGTGCTCTACCATCTTGTTGCGCCTTTTCAAGTGTATCTATCATTTATGCTCTCCACTCTTTTACATTTGCCATATCAGGTCCTTTACTTTGAAACTCCATACCGTAAATAGAACCAATATACATACCTGCTGACTTTTTATATTTAAGGACTAGTCTATTGCCAACAATAAAAACTTCCATCATATTTTCTTCTTTAAACATACCAATACTAGCATTTTCTTTTTTGCCAGTCTGTACGTTTTCAATTTCAACAAATGTATCTGTAGTTACTCGCATTTATATTCTCCAACATTTTCCCAGGGGTAAACTAACCAAACATCTTCTTCGGCTTTGTTAACTATATCACAACAGTAATTAACTAGTCCGAACTCACTTGCCATATTCTCTGTTAGCGTTGCAAAGCGAACATTGTTTGCCCACACCTGCTCCCATAGAGGTGAATTAGGTAAACAATTTTTCTGCCAATCATCTCTGATCCAATTAAATGTTGCACCTGTATCATTAATATCATCTACGATTAGAATGTTTTTACCAAGTGGTTTATTTTTAAACTCTCCCATTTCAGGAGCATAAGAACCTTCATCATCGTAACCGTATGCATCTTCTGACATCCAAGCATTGCTTTCACTATCACAATCATCATCACGTAAACTTACTTTAAGTGCTTCACAACGTATCCCTGTCATATTACTTAGTATAGTAGCAGGGACGTTTCCGCCTCTAGTAATGCCTACAATATAATCAGGTGTCCAATTATCTGCATACATCTTATTTACAATGCTAACGCACATATTTTCAACGTCAGCCCAACTATAATATTTCTTTTTAACCATTACGTCCTTCCAAGTATTGTTCATTGTGTACCCAACGGTACCCACGTTCTTCAAGTTCACCTTTTCCATTAAAAGGTAAAAAGCCCCACTCCTTTTCTTTTTTGCCCATATAGAACAAACTCCAACAAGGAATTTCGTTTCCGTCTTTGTCTTTTGCAAGTTCTAACCAGTGTAGGTCATCTGCTTTTCTAAATCTAAAATGTCCAGGACCACGCCATACTCTAGTTGCACCAACTACTCCGCCTGTAGTATCATTGTATACAGGAATGTGTTCATAGTACCCACCTTTCAAAATAAGTGTAGCATATGACCACGGATGGTCGTGCAATACATCTTCATCGCTTACCATTACCTTATGCAGTGTAATGTTAAACGGAAAGTTCTTTCTGTCTTTTAAAAATATATAATAGCGATCAAGATATGGAATAGTACCATCTCTATCATATATTGTACGCTTACGTCCTAGTTTATCTAGTAACTTAAGAAACATTAAAAACCTCTTCGTTCAAATATCTATTCAGCTCACCATCAGTTGGTTGTACGCTGTAATTATCCTTGAAAAATATCTCATAACTATCAGAACCATATTTTCCAATTCCATATAACATAGTAGCATCATTTCCGTCCCAAGTCAAGTAATCTTTTGACATTCTACGAATACGATGTTCACGTATATTAACCATTCCTAAAGGTTTGATTATTTCTTTTATAGTTTCTGGTAAACTATTTAGGTAATGCATAGGTGTAGGACATAAGTTAAACAGCACAGGAAGTACACGTTTAACCTGTTTTCTATTTGTTTGGTTTAAACAAATTACACCGACCATATGTTGCCAAGAGCCATCTATCTGCTCTTGCACCATTAGGTCATCACGCAATGGTTGTCCAGGGTCGTAAGTTTGCATAGATATTTTTTACTTTCTCGTTATATTCATCTTCGTTAACACTGAGATTATTAAGATGTCTCATCCAAATAATTCTCATATCTTCAGGAAGTTTCTTATTTTTAAGAACCTTCTCGATAGCCGCTTTACGCTGGTTCTGTTTCTTTTCCGAATATTGTTCCATAGAATGGTTCCTTTGGCATATTAGCACGTGATAATCTAACTTTGTGTGGTGTAAGATTATGTCGTTCTGTCATATCTAAAAGTTTAATGCCTCTTAGATTGTACATAAGTGCTTCGTTAGGGGTTAATATTTTAATATCGTTTTGTGTCTTTTGTGGTTGCACAGCATATACTCTTTCTTTATTGAGGTCCATTATACAATCTCCTCAACTATTCCAAGAATCTCTGCAAGAACAAATGCAACACCTGCAATTAAAATCCAGAAGCCCCAGTCATTTGCACCTAGATAATAACCTCCTAGTGCAAGTGAAATACCTGCTCCTATTCTTACAACACTTTTAATTAAACTAATATAAAAATGTCCTAAGCCTGGATCTTTGGCTGCTGGAACGTAAACTCTTTCTGGTATTGGCATAATTACTCCTTATCTATCACAAGCATATGATTGCTGTAATTTAATGTTATCCATAAACTCTTTCTTAGTAGCCGCATCGTCTTTGAATGCGCCTTTGAGTACGGTAGTTTGTGTAAGTGAACTATGTGCTTTAACACCTCTGTTTTCAACGCAACCGTGTGTTGCTTGTACATACACACCTAAGTGTTCTGCACCTGTTGCTTTTTGTATTTCACGAGTAATATCATTTGCAAGTTCTTCTTGCAATGTACCACGTTCAGCACACCATTGTGCAATACGTGTATACTTAGACAATCCAATTAGTTTGTCTGCGGCAATAATGCCAATGTATGCAACGCCTCTTACAATTTGATGATGATGTGAACACATACTTGTAAGTTCTGAACGTACTACTAGCATACCTTCATAACGTGAAGCACTGTCATTTGGAAATGCTGTCGCACCAGGCATAGGATCATAACGTCCTGCCATTAGTTCATTGATATACATCTTTGCAAGACGTTTACCAGTTCCTATACTGTTTGGATCGTTATGTCTGTCAATTACAAGTGCATCTAGTACACCTTCAAACTTTTCAGTGGCTTCTTTGATAAGTTGTTCTTTTTCGCCTTCAAAAATAAAATCACTGATATTATCGCCTGCCCAATATCTAGTTTTTGTGTCTTGTAAGCGTTTTGCTATTTCTTCGTATTTTTTCAATTTAATCTCCGATGTTAACGCAGTGGATTGCGCATATTATTAATGTAGCACGTCTAGTAAACCTTTGCAACTAAAATATTCTCCATTTAGTTTGGCTACTTGTTTATTTAGGCTTGGAAGATAGTTTTTGTAATTTTCCATATAATCAATAACTTTGGCTACTACTTTATCCTTGTGTAATTTGTAAGATTCGAAAGAATCAGTCCATTCACTTGGATATTTAAAGTCATCAATTGCCATTTCACTATAACTTAATCTATCTGGAACCATAGGTAATGAACCTACTACTGCACCCTCATACCAACTTATACCTAGTGTTTCTTGTAAGTTAGCACTGAATACTAGTTTAGACTCTCCTAATAGATTATGATACTCATTCTTATTTAGGTTATGTTCTTGACAAACTACCCAATTGTACTGTGTAAGTGTGTCTGCTAAGTCACGAAATATGTTCAATTGTTTTTCCGGAGCAAGTCTGTGCGGAAACAAAACAGTATCCTTTTTGTCCATATGCTTATAAGGAGTAAGTGTGTTATCCATATATTCAAATGGCCAACCTGTCTTTACAACCTTGCTTTTATCTAAGTCTGGAAAGGACTTAAAGAACATATCGATGTGGAAGTCACTTGCATAAAAATTATGATCATAACAATCATACATACTACGTTCTGCATTTCTAACCCACGGAGCATCGCCTATAAGTCTACCTAAAAAATCTTCAGGATCATAACTACCGGCGTGCCACATACCACCTATTTTTATTTTAACACCTAGTAACTCTGCCATATACTTTAATTGTATTACAGTAGGATTCCAAGCATCTGTGTATAGGAAGTAGTCTCCGTCTTTTACTTCGCCATTACAAAATGCTTCTGCAATCTGTGCTTGTTGATTGCTTTTGTAAACATTAGTGCCGCCGAAGTTGAGGAACGCCCCAGGTGTAGTTGCCTGTGGCGTATCCCCTCCGCTAATAACTTTAACATTGTGGCCAGCAGACTTTAGAACTTTAGGAAACTCAGTTTTCCATTGTTTTGTGTAACGTGTTTCTACTGCTTCTAAGTCAACTAACCAAATGTTCATTGTTATTTCCTTTTGTTAAAATTTCTACCACGCTTCTTATAGTGGTTATTGTTCCGCTTGGTAAATGCACGCCACTCTCTACTAGAGTTGTTGTACAAATTTTTCTCATCGAATGGCAACCATTCAAAACGACAAAAATCACGGAACTTATCAAGGTCATTGAACACCTTGACAATCTTGGGATTGTCTGCAAAATAAGACACTGTAATCTCCTTTTCTATCTTGCATACTCAATGTGGGCACCGTTTTCTCCATCTTCACTTACGTCAATATGGACTTCACGGCCTGGATGTTTTGCAATAATCTGTTCGTATAGATCATCGCATATCATTTCACAACTTTTATAATCTAGTTCAAGGGTTTTCTCCTCATACAGTTTTTCTAACCAACGTTTAAATTGAATGAACTCAATATCTCTGTCGTTGTGTGTTACAGTGATACCGACCTTAAAGTGGAATATGTGTCTATGGGGATATCCCAAAAACGAAACATCATATTCATCACCTGTTGCAAGTGCTGGATCTTCCAGTGCCGCAGGATATTTGTGGATACCTTCCTTTCGGAACGTTACCCAAATCATTCTTTTTGCTGTAGACATAATACGTCTATGATTGTCTTCTGCCATTGCTTCTTTCATCATTGTATCAGTTATACCCATAGTATACTACCTTTTGTTCTAGTTGTCATCCACTATTTTATCGTTTTTATATTCTTCCCAATTAGTGAATCTTTCTTCATCCATTAGTGTGTGCAATCTATGACACCATACACCTGGATTTGTTGCTTGGAAATCTTTATCATCAATCTTAATCATTGTGTTGTAGTTCCATTGTTTTATATAAGGAATTGGAACACGTAGTTGCGGAATAAAATTTTCGTATTCAATTAATGGTCCATCTAAAAACATTTCTGCTGCATTAATTGGAATATCTAAACTACATAGATATCCTTCTTGTAAAAATGGTTGAATCATCTTCTCCCATTCTTCATAATAATCTGCACTATGGTTTTCAGTAGCAGGATCAAAACTATGATTAGCACCAAAGAAAATATGCTTGTGAGTATCTAAATGTCCTCTAATAATTTGTACATCGTTAATGCCTGTGACAAATAATGTAAGTTTCAAATGTGCAGGAGTCTTTTCAACTTCAAAGCCTGAAAAGAATCTAACATTGTCTGCTTTGCCATTTTCGTAATCACGGTTCATACTGTATGTTCCTTTTCAATCCTTTCAATTTGATCTTTAAGTTTAAGACGTTTCTTTTTCATTTCACTTAATTCTTCGTCTTTAAAATTACCAGTCTTTTCCATTTTGTCTACTTGTGTATTTAGGAATTTGTGTGATTCTTTTAACCAAAGTAAACGTTTTGTATAGTCGGACATATTACGCCTCCTGTAATTGTTCCTCAAGTTTATCAAGTTCAGTATCTTCTCTATCATCAGTCCACGGAACTTCTTCTTCACCGTTCTCGTCAACTTCTACAAACAAACTATCAGAAATGTTAGTTACACCACCACGCAGTCTAGCACCTTCAAGATCTTTTAGGAAACTGTCTGCTTCTTTAATCATTGCAAACGCTGCCTCTTTAGTTGGCTGCCCGAATAGTTCTTTTACAAATCTATCAAAGTATAAGATGTTACGTGGAACCCATTCAGAGTATTCATCACTCTTATCTGCTTCTTTTACTTTACGCCATTGTCTCCAATCAGGCTGTGCTTTTGCAATCTCAATATCCATAAGTGTATTTGCACGTTGTACTGCTTTAATATGACATTCTACATTGTGCGACATCATAAGTGCATACGCAAAACTATCCCAACTTGTTTTGCCTTCTTTACCGATCTTATTCAACATACCCGGAGCATAATGACAGATGTCAGCAATTGTCATACGTCTTCCAACTTCACTTTCAAATGGAAACTGTATATCGTGACGTTGAGCAAGTGCTTTATTGTCCGGAGCCTTGTCCATAATCACTGACCAACGTTTGCTTGAATGTTGTGCATTTGTATATACAAGTCCGTGTGCTGTTGCAATAAACGGAGATGCACAATCAAAACTAATAGTAAAGTTAGGATTAATTTGCTCTCTAATAATTCTTTGAATACTTGTTAAGTAACACGACCAATCTAGTTGTGCTGTACCTAAGAAGTGCATCCAGTCTTTACCTTCAAGCATACCATCAAACTTCATTGTAATCAATCTACGTAGTGTAATTGGCATCTTGCACATATTAGCACCACCCATTGCCCAACCTTCAGCAGCCTTATCACCATATACCGCAGGATCGGAGAATTCTTTTACACCTTCGTACCACCTTTCAGCAGTATCCCAGTTTGAACCCTGCAATACATTTAAGAACTTAGTTTGACCTAAACGATTATCAAGGAAGTATTTGTTATTGTAACGAGTCTTATCAAGACAGTCTTCAAATGTTTTTAGTCCTGTTTTAGGAGAGTGAATATGATCACAAGCCCAAGTTGGAACATCAAGCATCATCGACCAGTCAGCAGTTAGTTCTAACCATTCTAAGATACGTTGCCTTACTTTAGTTGCTTCAGCACCTTCAAAATTTAACCAATCAAACTTAATAACACCTTTACCAATCTGATATCCGCCGGAGTCTCCAAGTATCATCGTCTTGTCTCGATTTCTATCTTGGATCATACTTTCTTGTACTAGACTTTTTTGCAAATCAAGTTGTGCGTGACCTGCACTATAAAGTCCATACTTGTATGTAAAGTACCCTGCTTCTTCATTCAAAAAGTTCATACCTTCAATACCTCTATCGAATCCTTTAGGAATACGATCTTGCGGAACAAATTCTTCTAGTCTTTGTTTCGCAACATAGGTACTAAAGAAAGAACTAATCGCAGGAAGAAACACTGCGTAATCTTTCTGTAGTGGTGATAAGTTTGTTTGATCTTTCATTTAAGCCGCCTGTGCTGGAATAATATATTTGTATTTTGCTAATCCGCTATCTAGTGTAATTTGCACTGCACCTTCATTGGAAATGCTCATCTTGGTATTGTTAACATCTGCAATCTTAAGGATTGCTAGAATACTTGCTACAGGCCAAGTCCAGCCTCTGTCAAGTGTACCAGTTACATCAGTTGCAAAAATAAATTCGCCACCGTGTGTACTTGCATCACCAAAGATAAACTTTAAGTTACCATCTTCAGTTTTTGCTAAGAATGTTGGATGCTCTGGATTAGCCCCTGCTTGGAAATTAAAACGCTGTACGCCTGCAAGTGTAGGAACAACTTCTACGTCCCAGTTTACACCACGAAACTTTACAGTTTTCATTTTCTCATTAATAATTTCTTGATTCATAAAACGATAGTCGTTTTTAAAATCACCATCTGCATTTTCAAAGTGAATACCTACAGGAATATTTGCACCATTACGTTCTGCGTTTGTAATAGTAATCTTTGCGTCCTTTTGATATTCAGTACCGTCAATCAAGTATTTCAACTTGTTTAATTGTGGCATACCAAATGTGCCAATCATATCTGCATATGGGTTATGTGTATCTGCTTCCATAATAACTGATCTATCATCAGCCATTGAAAACATCGATGTGCCTGCTTCTTCGCCAGTCACTTTCACAGTAGTTAGAAAACCTAAGTTCTGTGTATGACTAACAATATCTTGTAAGATGTCTTTCATTGAATTCTCCTCTGTAACTTACATTATATTTAGGTTTGATTGAAAGTGCAAGAATTTTTTTACTCAAAATCAAACAAATTGTTAAAATTATTATCGGAACGGGTTGAACTTATATCCCACTCCAATACACCAATCAAGTTCTTGAGTTTTTCATCAATCACTGTATTTTCCATTGTTGCGTCATCAAATGGCAAATCTTTGAACCATTCAGGCAAACGCAACTCATCCACAGGATATGCAATACTTGTATAGCCCATTGGATTGTCCTTTACCTTACAGACAATAACTTTTGCACCATCTGTAATATTCATAGAGTATTTGTCTCCGTTCATACGTTTAAGCGTCATCCAATTGATACTTGCTCTTACGTGTCCAGGCATATTCACTTTGCCTGCTTTCTTTTCCTTTGCTTCATACTCTGTGATCTTGTTTGCACGTTTTGGAGAACCTTTCTCCCAACCTGGACGTGACTTAAATTCTGTTCTAAATTCTGTAATGTAATCTAGTACTGCTTCTTTCTCTTTACCGGACAGTACCATTTCTAACACATTGCTTAAGAAATCTTGTATAACAACTGGAGTATCTGAACGTTTAAGATCAAGACCCATTGCTTTAATTTTACCTGGCTTGCCTTCTGTATCTGTTCTAAAGCCTTCAATGTCATAGTAAAGAACTGCATAACGTTTCTTTGTAATGAACAAGCCTTTACTTGCAACAATCTCTCTAGCAGCAGCAATAACTTCTGAACGCTTCTTAGGGCAGTGAAATGCATCACTCATAAACTTCGGAAACGTAGAGTTAGTATTCTCACCAATTGTATCATACAACTCCATAACACTATCTTTTGTCCAAGGAATAGCACCTGCTTCAATATCTTTCTTTAGTGTACTATATGCGCTGAAGTATGTAGAATCAGTATCACCATATACAATTGCTTTACCTGTATGATCATAAGTGCCAGTAATTATCTCATTGATCTTTGCAGCCATATGCTGTGTAATGGATCTGCCTGTAAGTGTAACACTTTGACCAATCCTATTGTCGAAAAACCTACAACCAGGATTAAGAATAGCACCATACAAACTGTTAAGTAGAATCTTCTTAACCAACTGCCTTTTTGCCCAGTATTCTTCTTCAATTTTGTTCCCTGCATTTTGACTTTCTTTCTGCTTCGCCTGCATTTCTTTACGTTCTTTATACCAACGTGTTAGCAGTCCTGGAATGACTCCTTCTTTTTCATATGTAAAGATTGTGCCGTTAGCACTAAGCATCCAAGGCTGGTTGCTTTCATAAATTAAGTCATAAACTTGTGCGGCACTAATTTTATCTTCTCCGCCACGTTCCCAGTCAATAGTAATTTCTCTACTAACTTCTTTATCCATTACACTTGAATATTCTACACTGCCAAACATACCTTCCCAAGCAGAAGCAAATGATTTGCCTTTTGCCATTTGTCCTTCAATATGTGCTTTAGTACCATCTTGTCGCAACTGTCCAACAACTGTTTCAGGACCCATATTCAATGCTCTAATAACAGATGGATACAGTGAATTCAAGTCAACACTACCTATCCATTCGTGAATACCTTTCTTAGGATATGCAACATAAGCACCTGCCGCAGGCTCACTGCCTGGCTCACGTTTCACTCTGTTGGGAACAATCATTCCACGTCTGTGTGCTTCGTTGATAATACCTTGTTCTGTAACAGCAACAGCACCCATTGTTGTTTGTATAAGCACTGTATTTTCGTGTGCAATAGTATTTGCAAGATCAATAAACTTTAGTTTTTTATCTAGTTTGTCAAGTAGTGCAGTATCTTGTCTGTTGTATTCAATAAATGTTCTAAAGTCATTGTTATAAAGAGCATCAAGACTACCTTCATAAACAGTCTTTTTCTCGCCAATCTCTAGTTCACCAATAGCATCTAGTCTGTATGTATGTCGTTCTTCATAGTTATACTTTCTGTAAAGTTCTAAACTATCAACGTGTACACGCCCAATTAGATCATATGTAGTTGATTCTTTACCAAACTTTTCATATGTTCTTTTCTTAGGTTTTTGATCCCACAAACATAAACGTCTAGTATCATCTGCACTTAAAACTTTGATAATACGGTTAACAGTGTAAGGCATATCATAACCTTCACTGTTCCAGCCACTTAGTACGTCAGCATCTTGTATAAGATCTAAAAACGCATCAAGCATATCTGCTTCATTGTCATACAGTATAGTATTAGGAATACCTTCAATTGCTTTATGTGCTTCTTCCATACTTAGAGTCTTTGGAGGAATCGCTAAACAAATTAGTTCATCCATCCACTGCAAGTGTACAGCAATTGATGTAATAGGCATAAATGCATCTTCTGGAGATGCATATCCACGCTCAGGATCAAAGTCAACCTCGATATCCCAAAACGCTACATTTAGTTTAGGAGCATCAACATTTAAGTAGTTGTCTTCTAAACATCGATAAATTGGATTTATATCGCTTTCATATAATTTTTTGTTTGAATGAATTGCAAGTTCTTTACGCAGTTCTTTAATATTCTTTGCGTTTACTCGCGACAGTGGTTCCCCGTAAATACTTTGATACTTACCTCTTTGGTCTGGGAAATAAAATATGTGTCTTGGATTGTATTCGTGGAATACACGTTTTCCGTCTTTTCGCTCGACAACTCTGATTGTGTCTTCACCGCGATCATAGAATGCATCTACGTAGCTCATTTGTTCTCCTTGTATGCAATTTCAGGCTTGCAAATACCAACGTGTCGCTTATTGGCCGACTTTACCATCTTCATATTACTTATCCTGTAAAAACACTTAGTAAATGTTTTGTGACTCCGTATGTATAAATTAAGGAAAGAACTCCGTTCAAAACAATTAAACTTTTTTCTTTCCACAACACACCTACCACTGTCCAAATAACAGAAGCAAAAAAGAAACCATACACTCCGTACATTTCATTTGGAAATGCACTTATAAGCACTGCCGCTGTAAGCAATACTGTAGTGCCTGACCACGCTAATGGTTGATATGGTTTACTCACTTGTACTGTCATTATCATCCTCTTCTATATTATCAGGTTTCAAAATAGGCATACCGCCATTATCAAAATAACGTCCATCGTCCGTTACATAAATGTGCGTTGTAATGTTAGTTCCGTCAATTACACTCTTTTTATAGATACGCTTTCTTTTAATGTTACCTTTGTAACTTGTGTAATCAGCATTTACTAATCTAACATTGCCATTTAGATTACCATAAATTCTATCAGCAGGTTCGCCGCCTGGACCAATATGATTAGACACAATAAGTTCTTTATTTGACATTTGCAATCTTTCCTACATCCCAACCAAAAACTTTTGCAATCTCTAGACCGTCTTGGGTTGGGCCCTTGCCAGTCTGTTGCGGCTTTTTATTCTTCTTAGTTTTCTTCATTTGGTAACCTGATCCTCCTCCACCTTTGAAATGGATACGTGGGTCGAATGTTGTGTATTCTTTCCTTTTAGACATAATTGTTTATATAATAACACAACTATATCCTGTTGTCAAGTGTTTATTTTAGTGGATTGTATCTACAAGAGGATTTGGTGTTGGATGTTCTTCAACCATTAGCAAATCCTTTACATTGATGTTTGGTTCTTGTTCTTCTAATGTAAGACAAGCATCTTTGAAGTCCATTGCAACGACTTCATATACTTCGTTGTTATCCATAGTAAAGTGATATAATTTAGGCATTGTAGTCCTTTCTAGATCCAGTTAGCCGCTACAGCATAACCGAATACGTTTACACAAGCAAAGTAAAAAGTTAATAGTGTTACCCAAGCAGCACCTCTACGTAAAGATGCGTAGCATTGAGTAATACTACCTACAAAGAACCCTGGGTATACAATTAGCATATTAGGATCCCTTGCTGTAAGAGCAAGTGTCATACTTGCACCTACTGTAAAGATAAAACTCACAAGTTCAAAACCAAATGCAACTTTGTCGCTTTGGTAACTGTTTACCCAAAAGTTTTTGATCTTTTCCAATTATTCGTCGTCCGCACGTGGACCGGACACATCATCTGGTAAGTTCTTAGTAATGCCTAAGATACTTTCAATCTCTGTCCATTCTTCTTCGTGCTTTTGCCAGTCACCTTTATGTGCAATTTTAATTGCTTTATTGATTGTGCTAGGTTTAATTTGAAGTTCTTCTGCTACTGCTTTTACAGTATCTTTAAGTCCTTCGTTTAGGTCTTCTACTTCACGCAACACGTTAGAACCCTCTTTGATTAAACGTTCTAGTTTTGCTTTTTCTTCAGGCCCGTAACTTGATCTTGCTGTCATAAAATAATACTCCTGTTAGTGTTTTAGTATTATATAGTCACAAAAAAAGCCAGTCAAGTGTTTAACTGGCTTTTTATATAATTTTGGTTAAATTAATTAGCAGTCTGGTCCGCAGTTGCAATTATCATCGCATTTGCCTTTGCAGTCACATTCTGGTCCGCAGTTGCAGTCTTTATTTTCTGTAAGACTTTTTTCTACAACGTCATACATTTCAAAACGTCCACCGTTTCTTTCATAAAGCATTGCAGCAAAAATTTCTTGTTTGTTTGACTCTTCAATTTTAGAAGCAGCAACTCTGTTAGCCCAATTCCAAAGGATATCGTCCATAGGATCAATTGCTTGTTGTCCACCGCTTTCTTTTACTAATTTCATCATCTCTACAAATGACATTTTAGTTTCTTTAGGCTCTGCTGATTCTTTTACAGTTTTCTTTTTCTTCTTGCCATACGCACCTTCGTCCATTTCTTTATCGTCGGACTTTTTGCCTTTGACCATATTCTTAAATTTTTCTTGTGCTTTCTTTTGAGCAGCGGATTTTGCTTCTACAATTTCGCCTTCCATATCTACAAAAGAAACTGACTCGTCTTTTTTCTTCTTGTATTCTTCCATACAAGATTCACACATTTCTTTTAGTTTCTCTTGATCACAATCTGGATGTGCTTCACACATTTCTTTTACTGACATACCTTTACTGCACATCATTAAAATGCTTTTCTTGCTAGGTAATTTTGCTTTCTTCTCTGCTTTAATTACTTGCTCTGCTTCGTCTACTTTTTTCTTTTTCTTAGCATCTTTAGCAGCCTTCTTCATAGGCTCTTTTTTGTCACCGTCGCCATCGATGTCAATGTAGTCTGGCTTTGCTTCTTCAACTTTGGACTCAGTTACAACTTGCTTTGTTTGAGGAACAGTAACACCTGCAAGTTTTGTAATATCATTTACTTCGTCTCTCGGAGCAACGTTTTGTGCTGCTTCCATAAGTTTTGTATCAGTAGGCTGTACAAATATACCTGTTGATTCTGCTAATTCTGTTAAACGATTCAAATCCTCTTTTGGCGTAGTAGGATCGATCTCATATAATTTTTTTAATAATTCTCTATTGTCCATAGTTGTTCCTCTCTATAGAAGTATTTATCTTCTTACAGGATTCTCTCCAAAAATACTATTCTTCATATCTAGCGCATTTTTGGCAGTTCCGTTGGCTGCTTTTGGTTGATTTACTTTAGGTTGTGGTGGTGCTTTTGTACCACTTTTGCCCGGAGATCCTGTATATGACTTTTTACCACGTGCTTTACCTGGGCTTAAATGCGGTGCTTCAACACTAGCAATACTACCTGCTGCTGTAGCGCCTGCTGTTGCAGATTCGCTTTTATAACCCTTTTCACCTGCTTCTTTCTCTAATTCAAACTTTCTGCGCATAAGTTCTTTCTTTAACTTTTCGCTTTTGTGTGTTTCAGGATCCAACTGAATATCCTGCAATGCTTTACGCTTTGCTTCATAATCTGCTTTATCTTTAGTAATAGACGTTCTGCTATCTTCTGTAAATAATTCACTCAGTTTCATAATACTATTTAGCCTGTTTACGTTCTTCTAGATACTTTTTCCAATAAGCCATACGCTCATTAAAACTAAGACGTTTTTCATCGTGTTCCTTTAATTTAGCAACATAATGCTTAATGTCTATTTCTTCCATCTAATATATCCTTCATTACACGCGATGCTGTATTTGTAAAGAATCTTGGAGCAATACTGTGTACAATTAGTGCAGGTACTAAGCATTGCAGTTTTACAGCAGTCTTAAGTGCTTTAAGCATATGCTGTGTTCCAGTTTCTCCTACTTTCTCTAGGTGTAGTTTACATTGTTTACTAAACATTATTTCTTCTTCTTTCCGCTTTTCATATTAGCACACCAGTGGTACATCTTTGCACGTTCGCCTGATGCGTTCTTTGCTTTTTTACGTAATGATGTAACGGACCCGTTACAACTAGCACCTGAACGTTTTACACGTCCTGGTCTGCTTTTGCCTTTTTTCTTACCATCTGCAAAGTTTTCTTCAATATGTTCTCTTATTAAATGATGGAAACTTTCTTCTATCTCTGCTTTTAGTTTTTTGGCAGTCCTTTCAAACTTGTGATCCTTATGCTTGAACCCTATGCCTCCGGCACTTTCCCACGCACTTATGTTTACACCATAATCGTCAATTAGGATATTAGGTGTGCCGTCGGAGTTAGTAGCATACTTCGCCTTATCCTTTGTTATGATGACTTCGCTTGGCGGGAAGAAGTCTAAATTCTTTTTAATCCATTCACGCTTATGTGGTTCTGAATTAGGATCATTTGCTAATGGTGAACTTAGAATTTTGTAATCGCCTTTTACTTGTTTAATAATACCAAGTAAATTTTTAGCATTAGAAGTAAAAGGAATGTTTAACCAAAAATCCTTTTCGTCTCTAATTTTTTTAAGTGCTGGTTCAATTTCATCTTTACCTAGTTCGCGCCAATCTTTGCCAACTAGTCTTTTCCACTCGCCAAAAAAGTCTGCGAGTACTCCGTCCATATCTACATATATTTCTGACTTAGGATTAAGTCCTTGAAACATATCTTCATATGTTTTCTTTTTCTTTTTCTTAGGAAACAGTTTTTTAACATTCATATATTCGCCGCCTACAGGAACATCAGCAGTAGCGTTTTGTTTAGTTACAATACCAACGCCAGCGGCTTCTTCATACATAGATTCTGGAACATCATCACGCCAAGTTAAATCTTTTGGATCAG